TTACTTCGTTGGCTCCACGATCTCTCCGACACAACGATAGACGGTCTCGGTGATGCGCTTGTCGGTGTGTCCAAGCAGCCTGGATGCCCGGCCGAGGTCAGCAATTTCAGAGGCTGCCTTCGGGCGGATGTCTCGGAACTGAAACTGACGAATCGCGGTGGCCAGGGTCTCGTCGAGTTCCTCCAGCGCCGCGCCGGCGGCGGCCGACCGTGCTTCGTCAAAGCGAATGCGCAGCATGGAGGATGTCATCCGGCGCCCATCGGGTGTTGTGATCAGATACGGGCCGGCTACGCCGCGCTGCCGCCGCTGCTCGCACAGCCGCGCAACGAGTTCTCCAAGCGCTGTCGGGCTGCCGTCGACATCGAGCATGATGCGCAACTTCTTCGACGTCTTGCCCTGGGCGATCTGCAAGTGCCCGTCCTGAATGTCCGCCTCCCGAATGATCAGCACGTCGCTCGGCCGCTGAGCGGTGAGATAGGCAAGGTCCATTGCGTCGCGGAGTTCCGGTGGCGCCGCGCCGTATACCGCGTTCCAGACCTCGGCCCTGGCGTAGAAGTCGCGCGGCGTCTCGCGGTTCTTGCGAACCCCCTTCACCGGGTTTTCAGCCGTGACGATCCCCCACTCCCTGGCGATGTTGAAGATGTGGGAGAAGAGGGATAGCTCCCTGTTCGCCCGAACCTTCGCGGACCGCTTGTCCCGGTACTGTGCCAGCACTTGGGGAGTGAGCGCCTCGACCGGCGCTTCTGAAAACGCCTTTCGCAGTTGCGTCAGCGAGAGGAGGTTGTCCTTTTGGGTACGTGGCGCTTTCCCGGGGATGATCTCTTTTTCGTACCGGTCGAACACGTCACCCCATTTGCGCAGGGTCTTCGGAGCCGGACTGGCATCCAGCCGCGCCCACTCGAGCTTTGCCAGGTCCAGGTCGGTACCGAGCGGGATTTCCTTCCTCTTTCCGTCCTCGCCGCGGCCGTCGTAGTAGTATCCAACCCACAATTTCCCTCCTTTCAGCTTCCTGGTCCGGCGAATCATCCGGGGCGGGAGATCCCTGTTCTTCGGCTGCTTCGGCCGCATTTCAACTCACCTTCGACAGATCCAGCGTCCACGGTTCCTGTACAGCGACCGTTCCGTTCGGTTTCACTCCGGCCAGCCGCAGGCGGGCATAGATCCGCCCGACGACGGGTCGCTGCGCAGCATTCAATTCGTACTTCCAGCCATGAGATGCCAGCCACTCGACCTGTTTTTTCGATGACTTGGCGCCGATCATGGCCTCCAACTCCTCCTTCGAGAGGAACTCAGATGGGGTTTCCATGGGCAATGCCTCTCCGCCCAGGCGATCGCCCGGGGCCGAAATTGAGTGTTAGGATTCTCGCCCCAGCCGGGGCTGGCCTCAGGAAGAGGCCGTGGTGGCTCCCGGCTGGGGATTTTGCGATATGCCTGCCCGGTCGAGACGTTCGATCTCAGCCAGCGCCAGGGCGGCGCGGGCTTGCCACGCGGCCTGCGCGGTGTCCTTGAACTTGGTGAGGCCAGAGGTTGCCCACCATACTTCGAAGCGCTCCATCTCCCCCTGCGCGCCCTCGGCCTGCTCAGCCTGCGCAGAGGAGGACCGAGCCAGGGCGGCGCGGGCTTGTGGCCAATTCCAAAGCTCGCGGGCGATGCCGCCGATCTGTTCAGCCCATTCCTCGTTTTCGTGAACGATTGAGCACGAAAGGTTGTGCAGTTCGTTACCGAGGTCTGACAGCTTGCGATCATCCCCGCCTGCCTGTTCTACCGATGCAGATGAGTCACGAAGCGGTGTGCCGGCCAGGCCCTTGGCGGCAAGGTAGTTGGTGGCGCGCGCCACCAGATTGCTGTCCGGGGTATGCCGCTTCAGTGAACTGGCCAGCATGCGAACCAGCATTGCCAGTTCCTGGGTGCGTTGTCCCTCGGCGCGGCCGATGTCGTAGAACGGACGAAGCCAGTGATCCGCCGCCGGCGGCTGGCTGGCCTGGGCGCCGAAGGCTAGCGCGCCGGTGATGGCGTCGGCGGCGACTTGGCGCATATTGGCGGCTGTCATGTTGTCCTGCTCGGGACAGGGATACTCGGCGATGGTGCGGAGCTCCAGGCCCTGAGCATCTAGCGCCGGCGCCTGGTCCTTGATAAGGGCCAGCAGGCTCTCGGCGGAAGAGTGAACCTCGTCGAGGTCCGTCGACCAGCGGTGCGGGCTGGTGTCGTGGATGTTGTCCAAGGCTTCGACGATGCCGCGCAGACGGGTGGCGCACTGCTTGATCAGTTGGTGTTGGGTAGAGGACATTGCGGTGTCTCCGGTTGCTCCGGCGCCGGCGGCCGGCAGCGGAAGCATTTGCACAGGCCTATCCGTTGGCCCGTGGTGCGGCAGATGGTGGGGCGGTTCATTGCGGTGCTCAGGTGAAGAGGGTGGGCTGGGCGCTCTTGTCCAGCGCCTGCTGGATCTTGGTGAAGGCCTCGGGGTGCTGCTGGTCGAAAGCTGGCATGCGGGGCGATTCAACCCAGGTGCCGCGCTCGGCGCCCTTGTCGAGCCAGGATCGTGTCCAGTTCGTCGCGCTGACGCCGCATTCGGCGATCTGCTTCGTTGTGATGAAGCCCTGGCGGCGTAGCGTGGCGATCACTTTCAACGCGCCTTCCTTCCATTGGGTGAGCCGCAGCGGAGCCGGAACGCCGGCAGGCACGTCGGGGACCACGATCGGGACATGGCAGCGTTCCGCGGGGTTCCAGTCGAACAATTGCGGTCCACTGGAGTGCTGGAGCCAGTGGCGCAAGTGGAACTCGGGGAAGTCGACGAACTTGCCGTCGCGCCGACGGTGTCCGCGGGACGGCGCGAGCACTGCGATGCCGCACATTTCAAGCAGGCGCGCGATTCCGTGGCTGGCCTCGGTGATCCGCCCGAGAATGACCAGGCGGTGATCTGGCCCGGGCGCCCCGTACCGGTCTCGCCAGTACTGCGGCAGGATCTGGTCGGCCACTTTGGCGTTCAACTGCAACTTGGCCTCGACGCCGATCTGCCGGCCATCCTCATGGACCACCAGGATGTCGAACCCGGCAGTCTCCGGGTAGCAGGTCCAGCCGGGGACTCGGTTGAACTCGTCGATGAACGCCGCGCAGAGTTCGGCCTCGCTCTGCACCAGCGGCGCATTGGATCTGGTCATGGCGTTACCCTCGGCGCCCAAGGCTGGAGCGCTTGATTTCCAGGCACGTACAGAGGGTGGCGCGGGTGGCCATCCTTCGTCGTGCCAAGACACCAGAGGCGCCCGCCGGCGGCGGTCAGGATGCTGGTTACGGCTTCTACTCGCTCGGGCTTCGCATTGGCGCCCCAGGCGCACACGATGTCGGTGTACTCTCGGGCGATCGCGCGCAGGCGCCAGTCGTTGTCTGGGCCTACTGGGTCGTCGTGCTTCCAGAGGTCGGCAGGGTTCGTCGCGCGTAAGGCGTACAGATTGACGACGGCGATCCCGTTGCAGCCCCAGGCCGAGGCGAAGTTGCGGCAGCGCCGGATCGTTGGATCGTCGAGCGCGGCATCGGCGGTGCTCGGATTGAGCATTAGGAAGACCGCTGTGCCCTTGTCGGCCAGGCAGTCGCCAGGCCGAGTCAGAAGGTAACGGTACTGGCCGCATTCGCTGATGATGGCGCTCATGGCGTCACCCGCTTGAACTCGACGACCCAGACCCATGGGTTTGCGGCACGACTCGGCGCGTGACCGTCTTCCGGCCTTCCAGGATGGCTCGAACCATCGGCCCGCTGAACAAGATGGGGCGTTCCTTGTGAGCGCAGCAATTCGCATGCATAGGGTCTCCTATACTCCAGGCTTTCGGCTGGAGCGATGAACATGGATGAGGAATGGTTTGTTGCGCGGGTGTTTGAGTTGGCTGGCGAGCAAGGCCTGCTCATTCAGGAGCGAAGACCTGGGCGGAGCATTTGCTTCAATGAGACCAGCAAGAAGTGGCTTCACGAAGGGCACATTCGGCAGCTCTACCGCGAGGGGGTTCTAGCTGACGGGCTCGAACGAGCCGACCTCAACCGAATGATCGAGGGGGTGGCGCCCGGAAGACCTTGCACCCACGTCAGAATGCGAAAGCTCGTTTGCTTGGTTAAGTCCGGAGTTAGCGGTGGAAGCACAGGCGAGGGTGGCGGCTGACTCCCGCCCTATAGGTGCGGCGATGTCCGCGGCCATGAAGACCTTCATCCCCATCTCAAAGGCCAGGCTGCGCTCGATATTGGCGCCGCGTGAACTTGGCCAGCCCGGCAACAGCGCGATGGCGTCGCAGGTAACCAGCTGCACCAGGGCCTTGCGCATGTAGCCGGCCCAGGTGCCGCAGGCTGGCGCCGGGTTTTCAGCCGGGTTCTCGACGTGGTACCCGAGGTCGCGCAGGCGCGCGGCTTCGGCGTGGAACGCGGAGAAGTTGTGTTCTGGCAGGCCGGTCATGGATCCGGCGAGGTAGATACAGTGCATGGGGTGTCCTCGCGGGTGTATTGGAAACGCGCGCCGAAGTGGTTAAATGAGATATTTCGCCAAGCAGGAAGGGAGTGCGATGTGGGGACTAAGTTTTGACCAGTGGGGTGTGATCAACGGGTTCGCCAACTGGCTTTCCGCGATTGCAACAATATCAGCGGTTATTGTTTCTCTCTGGCTGGCGATGAGGACTGGCAAGCGGAAAGGAAAACTTTCCGTTACCATCATGGTAATTGCGGAGCGTGGTGCGACGGTCCATCCACGCTATCTGACGTTTCATCTCGTCAACACCGGCGATCGCTCATTTTACGCAACTGCAGTTGGCTGGTACTTTGGTGGTAAGCGTAACCGTCGGCACTTTGTCCAGCTTATCGATATGCGCGAAAGCTCGCCGTTGCCGATGGTTATCCAGCCCGGCGAGTTCGGGCGGTGGATGTTTTCAGTAGATGACGGAGGTTGGTTTTCTAGTTGGAAGGATGAGCTCCAGGGGAAAGAGTCCAACTTGAAAACCCTTCGCGCAATTGTCAGCACATCCACCGGTGAAGACTTCGTTTGCACGCCTCATGAAAGTGTTCTTTCTGGAATTAGAGAGCATTTCAAGGAGCGGCCGGCGGATTGATCCGCCGGATTGCTATTGCTGTTGCGCGACGCTCAGCGCCACCGCAACCGGGCGCACCCAGATCGGCGTGCTACTGAGCATGAAGGTTTCGCCGGCTTCGGCCAGCAGCAGGGTCGTGCCCATCACGCCGGCGATGGCCTCGGCCGCGGCCGGTGGTACGGCGTTGCCGATGCGCTCGCGCCAGTCGCTGTCGCTCAGGCCGTCGAGGATCAACTGTTCCTCCGGGTCCACCAGGCTCTGCAGCGCGGCCAACTCCAGGGTGGTGAAGGGCCTGTGCCAGGTGCCGTCCAGGCTGCGGATGATGCAGGTCAGACGGTCATTCGCGGCCGGCATGCGCGGATCGGCAACGCTCCACCGGCCATTGTCGTGCCTGGCGCTGGCCGACACTGCGCCGGCGGACTGGTCGAAGCCCACCACGCCGTAGTGGCCGCCGGTGAGGTAGGAGTCTCCCTTCGTCCGGTTGAGCACCCGCGGGTCTTCGACGCATTGCCCTGTGCCGTGGGCACTGGTAACCGCTTGTGCATGGCGGCTCCAAGGCACGATGCGGAACTCATTCGAGTGTTTGGCAGGGCCGCTGTGGCGCGGGTCAGCCACGGCGAAAGCGCCCTGGCCGGTGGTGCTAGCGGCGATCACGGTGCCGGACGGACCGTCCCAGTTAGTGACGGGGTACTTGCCGAAGCTCTGGCCGCGGGGATCGGCGACGGAGTACGTGCCCTGGCCGGGCGACTTGACGCCGATGATGGCGCCCGAGGTGTCAGTCCAGCGGCGCACGCCGTACTGCTGGTACTGCAGGGCGTTTGCCGGCGCGCGAGGATCCGCGACTGAGAACCGCCCGTTCATCGGGCGGCTCGCGCCGGCGACAACGCCACACGAATCGCCCCAGTGATTCACGCCCAGGACGCCCCGGTGGTACTCCGGCACGATGATCAGATCGCGCAGGTAGCCGTCCTCGACGGCCAGGTCATTCAGGCTGCGCCAGTCACTGCCGGCGCGCACCAGGGCGAGGCGCACCCAGGTCTTCCACTGCAGGGATGGCACACGGTGCATCGGGCCGGCGGCGTCGATATCGCCGGGCAGCGGCATGCGGCCGAGGATGTCGCCGACTGCGCGCAGGCTCTTCTTCTCGGGCTCGTACAGGAACGGCGGCACCTTCTCGACGTGGCGCGCCACCAGCAGGAAGCGCTTGCGGCTCTGGGCCAGGCCGCCCAGTTCGCCACAGTCGTGGGTGGTCTCGGCCACGGCGTAGCCGAACCCGCCGAGCAGGCTGTTGATCTGGTCAAGCAGGTGCCGGCCGCGGCTGGCAAGGCGTGGGACGTTCTCGAAGACGATCAGCGGCACCGGGTCATCAGCCCATGCCTCGCCCATCAGCCAGATGCAGCGCAGCGTCAACTCGTTCAGCGCCTGGTACTTCGGGGTCAGGCTCATCTTCTCGGAGAGGAGGCCAGAGGCGCCCTTGCAGGGGGAGCTGATGAACACCGCATCCGGTCGGCGCCCGCCGGCGGCGCGACGAATATCCTCCGGAGTCGCCTCCCGCCAACCGGCGGGCGGCTCCTGTCCATGGAAGCGGATGTATTGGTCGCGGGTGAAGAGGTCCAGCAGGGTACCCGGGACACCAGCCAGGCGCTCGAAGTCGCGCAGTCCGGCTGGGTCCACGTCGATCCCGCCGAGGCAGACCCATTCGGCCTCGACGTTGCCGACCCGCGGACGCGCCCGGTTGAAGCCTGCGGCGCCGCCGCCGAGGCCGCAGCAGAAGTGGAAGTGGTAGAGGGTGCGCTTGATCATGCGGCGGGTTCCTTTTCGCGAACGTGAGGACGCACTGCGCTATGCGTGATGGCGCAGTGATGTCGTTGGGGCTAGAGTTGGATGGCCCGGCATGGGGCCGGATCAAGGGGAGAGCTATGGGGTGCTTCGTCTGCAATGTTGCGGAGGTAGAAAAACTGCCATCACCTGGGGATCGCGCGCTGGTCAAATGCCCGCAATGCGGATCCTATGCGATCAGCGGAACCGTCACGAATGAACTCGATAAGGGGCGCTGGTTGGCCACCGAGAGTACGCAGCAGTGGCTCGATGAGCAGCGCAGAAATGGCGTTGATGTTCCCTTGATTACTACTGACGTGGCGCTGTGGGATGGCTTCTGGATCAAGAAATAGGTCTTGGACTACAGCGTCATCTCGATCTGGTTCTCTCGTTGCCAGATGTGAAGGTGATACGTCGGTTTAGTTTTGGGATGCGGGTGTAGAACTTTGGGGTAGTCAGATCGATTCATTTAGTGCGTATGTATACGCTCTCTAAAATTGGGGTGTTTTGATCTCCCCGTCTTGAGGGTAGGTGATGCCTAAGGTTGAGAAAAGGACTGAGGGTGAGGTCTCTCAGTCCGTTGAGTTAAATTTTAGTAGAGAGAAAGCATTTGAGTGCCTATTCGAATTTGTCAGGCCAATACGTTTCTTCTCCTGTGGGACTTGGTGGGGTGGCGGTACCTGCTTTCTTGTTTGTTTGAAAGGAAAGTATTATGCGATAACGGCTCGTCATGTACTTGATCGACAAGGGGTTGAGTATAATGAGGCGCGTATAATGCTGTCAGGTTGCAGTTTTCAGATTCCAATCTTGGGCCATTTTTTTCCTCAATCTAGTGTGCTGGAGCGATATCATTTAGATGTTTTAGTGTATCGGCTAGATTTGTTTCATTATAAATTGATGACAGGGCGCGGCGTTGCTGTACTAAATCTTGAGGAACAGTTTCACCCAGCAGATAGGGTAAAGGGCGGTAGTGCATGCGTTGTTGGGTATCCAGTGACCGACGATAGATATGACTACGAGAAAGAAATTATAAATGACCATATCTCGCTTCGTTATGGGAAAGTTTCCGACTCGGTTATGGAATCACCTATATACTGTGTTGAGTCATCGAGACCTACGTATCCTACTAACGGTATCAGCGGCGGGCCAGTTCTAATAGCGCATGATGGGGTCGTGAAATTGATTGGAGTTATTGTGAGGGCTAGTGATAGCTCAGGTGCTGTCCACTTCTTGGATGCTACAGTCCTGTTGGCTGCGATCTTTAATTTTGAAGGGTACTAGCATGGAACGCTGGAGTCTATCAGAACTAAAGGATCTTTGTTTTGCTGTATTTCCTAAGGAGGTTGCCACACAGATTTATAGCTGTGCTCAATCGCTTGCAGATCGAAAATTTTTCGCGCAGTATCACTATAATGAATATAAAAGAATTTTAGAAGAATATGTGGCGGGAAGGTCTGACCTAGAACTTCTTCCAGATGTGTTTGGGTTTGGTCGTAATGAGGATGGTGCGTTTGAATGGGCGTTTAGAAGGGCGAAATCACATGTTTACTCTAGTTTGCAGTCTCTGCATGCAGTTGCCGATACTTTAGCGTTTCTTGTGTATTTGGTTTGTGAGCTTGAAGGCCGCAATCTGATAAAAAGGAAGCGGTTTTATAGTTCTGATGTTGTGAAAGCTCTAGATGGTGATTTGTTTCCTGATATTTATGTTCTGTTAAAAGGCTATGTTGGAAGTGCTCGATTTGAATATTTGAGTGCTCTGGTTAATCGATCAAAACATGTTAGTGTGGTCGACGCTCCCTTTACCTTTGATTTCACAGGTAGAGAAGCTTGGACAAAAGGACTTCGGTTTTCATCATTTGTACATGGTGAAGAAGAATATCCCGCTCGTTGGGTTGAAGAGCTGCTTCCTAGTGAAACTAGGATTGCCACGGAAACAATGCTGCGTATAGGTAAGCTGTTGAACACCTACCTTGCAGAGAAAAAATTATCCAGTTAGGTAATCTGGCGCACTGGAAGAGAAAGCGCCCCGGGTGGGGCGCTGTATCGAGGGTCAGGCCGCAGCTTGTTGTTGCTGGTCGAGGAGTTGCCCGGCGTCGATCCAGACCGCCTGCAGCCATTCCGGCGTCTTCGCCATCGGCTCCTTGAGCGTGCCGGCGACGACCACCGAGTCGATCTCGCGGTCGGAGGTCATGGCGCGCATCAGTGCGATGGCCTGGTTGCGGCTCGGCAGGTCCAGTACGTCGAGACGGTCCAGCAGGACCAGGCGCAGGCCGGAGATCGTCGCGATGGCCAAAGCGATGGTCGTGTCGCACCGCCAGCGCTCCGACTCGGACAGCAGGCCGTAGAGCCGGCCGCCGAAGGTCACGTCGATGTCCGCGCTGATCTCCACCGGCAACCAGCCGGCAATGCCTGCCAGGCGCTTCAGCGTGTCGTTCACCGGACCGATGGCGTCGGCGAGGATCTCCGCCGGAATGCCGGTCGGTGACAGCGCGTCGACCATGCCGGTCCACGCCACTACGTCCTGGTGCGCGGCCTGCGCTTTCGCGATCGAGGCCTCGCGCTGGGTAGCGGCTTCCAGGGCTTCCTGCAGGGCGACCAGCTTCGCGCGGCTCGCGTCGCGGGCCTGTCGCAGTTCGTTGATGGCCTGCTCGCCGTTGGCGATCGCCTCGGCGCTGGGCGCTTCGACGGACTCTGCTTCCAGGGCCTTGATCTGCTCGGCGGCGGCCAGGCACTCGTCTAGGTCACGCTGGCTGTTCGCGACGGCGCGCTGAGCGCTAGCCAGATACTCGCGGTACTCGGGCAACCGGCGGGCGGCTTCGGCATCGGCGATCTGCTCCGGCGGCTGGTGCACCACCAGGGTCCCGGCCTGCAGGTCGACCGCGCCCTGGCAGTGGGGGCAGGTCAGCGGCTGGTGCGGCACGCTGCCCGAGGAGGCCAGCTCGGCAGCCATGACCTTCTCGGACCACTCGTCCTGGTTCTGCTTGTCGGTGGTCAGCTTGTTCCGGCGGCGCGGCTCCAGGTCGACCAGCTCGCGCAGCTTGGCGATGCGCTGGGCGCGGCCGTCGGCAGCCTGGCGGGCCTGCTTGCTGGCGCCCAGGGCCTGCTGGGCCTCGGCCAGATCGTCCTCGAGCAGCTGCAGGTTCATACCGGCCTCGGCGACCTGGTCTTCGGTGACCATGGTGGCCAGCAACTCCGGCGCCCAGTCGACGGCCTTCTCGCTGCCGTAGTTCTCGCCGGTGATCATCTTCCAGGCGCCGCGCGCCTCGCTGGCGTAGGCCTTGGCCTGCTCGACGGCTGCCGGGAACCCGGAGCGGAGCAGGGGCTTCACCTTCTCCACCAGGGCCGCGGCGTGGCCCTTGGCGACCAAGCGTTCCGCGATCTGGTTCGGGCTGGTGCTGGCACCGCTCAGGTCGAACAGCACCCGGCGGCGTTCCTTGGCATCCAGGCTGGCAAACAGGCTGGCGTCGAGCACGTAGGGCAGGAAGGGCGAGTCGGTGAGGGCAGAGCCCTTGCCGGTGGGGAGCGCCACGCCGCAGACCTGCACCTCGTAGGCCGCGTCCAGCCACTCGACGCGGGCCTCGCCCTTCTTGGCACCCTCGGTGACCAGCTGCGCCATGTCCTTCTTCAGCGAGACGCGGCGCGGCTGGCCACTGAAGGCCATAGCCACGCCATCAAGCAAGCTGCTTTTACCGGCGCCGTTGTGGCCGGCCACCAGGAGCACCGGCGCAGAAACATCAAGGGCCGCATGACGCAGCCCTTGGAAATTGGTGATTTCGAGTTTTGTGATGCGCATGGCTCACTCCAGGTCGAGGGCGATATCCCCCGGCTTCTTGACGACGCGGTAAGTGTTCAACTCGCGGGATTCCTCGTTCTCCTGCTCGAGCACGATGACGCCCTGGTCCAGCAGTTGGAGAACGACGCGCTCGGCTTCCTCGGTGGTGAGGGCGAAGCGCGATTGCAGCCAGGCCGCGTCGAACACGTCCTTCTTGGTGGCGACGCCGATGGCGATCTCGCCCAGGGTGTGGCCGGCGAAGCGCTCGACGGTGAGTTGCGGCAGTTCTTGGAACTCGGCATCGACGACGTCGCTGTCGTCTGCTGGTTGCATACCTCCCCAGGCGCCGGGGTCTTCCATGTCATGGTCGCCGCCGTTCAGGTCCAGGGGCGTCTGGTCCGGGTCGGGCTTGACCTGGTCCATGCCCTCGGTGAACTCGTTGGCGCCGCCGATGATGAGCAGGCAATCCTTGTTCACCGCGAACAGCAGATCCTCCTTGTGAGGACTGCTCGGATTCACCACGAATACGGCCTTCATCTTGTCCTTGGCGGTCATCGACTCCAGCTTTCCGTAGACCGTATCGCGGTCGCCGCCGGCAATGGTGTGAACCGCGATGGTGGCGGCATTCCGTACCTGGCGCTCCAGGCGGTCGATGATGTCCTGCTGCTTGGCCTCGGGAAGCTTCTGCCAGCAGTCCGGCATGATCCGGATTTCCTGGATCAGTCCCTGCAGCAAGCTTTTGCCGAGCGTGTCGGCGGTCATGTTCATGAAGTGCGGATTGTTGCTCATCGGGAAGGGTCCTATTCGTTGGCGATCCGCTCCAACTGCTCGAGTTGGGCGTCGCTGAGGTAGGTGTGGGCGCCGTAGCGCTGGAAGTTGCTGCGGAGGTCGGCCAGGAACTGCTCGTCCCAGTCCGTAGCGGCGTTGAGCTCGGCCGCGCCGAGTAGCGCGGCGAACTCCCCGACTTGGCCGTACCGCTCAAGGACAGTGAGGCTGGGCATGGCCGGTTACTCGAGATTGAGCTCGTCGGTGCCGGTGTCCGGCTGCTGGCCCGGGGCGGGTTCGGTGATTTCGCCCGTCTCGGTGTTCACGCCGTCCGGCGGAGAGGGCTCATCCACATCGTCTTCGGCGGCGACAGCCGGCGGCGCCGGCTCTTTGTCTCGAAGATCATCGACATGCACGGTCACGGTTTCACCCTGGATATCGGTGTCACGCGGTTCGATGTAGTCATTGACCTCTTCGACGGTCTGGAGCCCCATCAGCAGCTCAGGCGCGTACAGGCGACCGAGCAGGCTGGCGGCGCGGTAGCGCAGCATTACCTCCGGCATGGTGAGCCACTTGCTGCCGTTCTTGGTGAGCCAGCCCTCGTCGATCGCCATCTGCATGGAGACGGTCGGGCCGTCGAGGCGCTCGCCGGTTTCCTTCTCGATCACCCAGGCGGTGCAGGAGCGATGGCGGATCTTTGCCTTCCGCTTTTCCTGGGTCCTGTTGCCATTCTTCCAGGTCGTCACCTCGTAGCTGACCTCTTCCTCTTTGCCGGGCTCGCTGAGGTCGAAACGCAGCGGGCTGAAGCGGCCGCAACTGTTGATTGAGGCGATGATGAACTGACTGGACCAACTCGGACGGCCCTCGATCACGTATAGGTTCTGCATCACCATGAGCGGGTCGGCGCCCATGCGCTGCGCCATGTTCATCGCCACGATGCAGTTCGGCAGGCCGGCGCCGTTCGGGGTGTAGCCGACCACTCTGCCGCGCTCTTTCACTTCGGCGAAGGCACGGTACTGCACAGGCACCAGGGTGGACGCGCTGAGCGCCTTGGCGACGCGCTGGATCTGGTCGAAGCCGGCGCCGGTGAGGAGGGACATCGGCGCATCGTTGGTTGACCTCGCAACGGCGCTGGTCTTCAACTGCTCCAGTTGGGTGGGTTCGCTCATGCTGCTGTCTCCTTGTAACCCATGAATTTCCGGTACTCGGCCTCGGTCGCAACGCTCACGACGCGGTGCTCGTCGGGCTTGTCCGGCTTGTTGTGCTGCTTGCGCTGGGCCTCGAGGAACTGGCCGCGATCCCAGACGCGGTGGTGGTTGATGACCTCGCGGCGCTTGCCGGTCGGGTCGGTGAGGCGGACGTACAGGTCTTCGGATTTCATGGCGATCCTCATTCGTGGTAAGGGCAGGTCCGCCAGCGCGGACAGTACTTCGGGCTGCAAAGTGGGCTTTGCGGGTTCGGGGGGAAGAGGCCGGAGCGGAACATGTCGGCGGCGAACTTGATTAGGCCGGGATGCTCGTCGGTGCCGGCCATCACCTGGCGCGCGCCGACGATCTCGCCGACGGCCGCCTCGGGCTTGCCCTTGGTCTTCAGGCCGATGATCTCGGCCGGCGCGGTGATCGCATCGCCGGTGGTGTGCTCGTAGAGCAGTTCGTAGGTGCCGATCTGGGCTTTGTGGCCCTTGGTCTTGGCCACGCCCTGGCTCACCGCGGCGCCGCCGGTCTTCACGTCTGCGATGCCGACGCCGTGGCTATCGCGCTTGATGCGGGCGCGGTCGAGCTGGCCGGTCAGGCGGACGATGATCCCGCCACCGCAGTCGATCTCCATCGGCTTGGTCGTCAACTCGACGGCGACGAAGTCGTAGCGCGGGCTGATGTCGTTGCAGTACTTCGTGTGCAGCGTCAGTCCGGTGGACTCGGCTTCGCGCGGGCTGATGTCGGAGCCGCGCCAGTCGACCTCGAACTCCGGCTGTTGCAGCGTGTGCACCAGCAGTTCCGAGGCGTCGTAGGCGCTGATCGGCTCGCCGTTGACCCGTGCCGCGTCGAATGCTGCGGTGCTGGCGTGGATCGCGGTACCGAGCAGTGCCCGGGGGGATGATGCGCTGCGCATCTTCAGGAGGTGTACGCCCTCCCACTTGAACGCGCAGTCGAACAGCGCGCCCCAGGACGAGGCGCGCACGGTGATGGTTTGCATGGTTGGCTCACTTCCCGGCAATGGGTGCCGTGGCGGGTTGTTCGGCGGTGATCAGGCCGCCCCAGGCAGGGGCGAAGATGAGCAGGATGTAGAAGGCGGTCATGGCCAGGGCGCCGAGGAGGGTGGCTTTACGCTTGGCATTCACGACGTACCCCCAGGCACTTCCGGCCGCGCTTGATGGTCAGCGCCATGCGACGCGGCAGGTTCACCACCAGGGTCTCGCGCGGCAGGCCGAGCACAGCGGCGATATCGGCGCCGGCCGGCATCACCAGGTCGTCGAGTTGGTCGTCGATGATTGAGCGAACGGGACGGGTGGTCATAGGTCGATGCTCCTCAGTTCCTGCTGTCTCGCATCCGCTGCGGCGTCGAGCCGGCGGCGCATGTCGTCGTATTGCCGAGTGCCGATGGCGTCGAGCGTGTAGGCCATCTCGATCTGGCCGCGCCATACCAACTGGTCGTGGCGCGGGATCACCGACCGACGCATTGCGACGATCGCTTCCTCGATCACGCCCTCGGCGCGTTCATTCGCCCAGGCCATCGTCGGCCTCCTGCTCTTCGTCCTCGGGCTCCGGCTCCGGGTCCGGCTGGTCCCAGAGCGGGTCTCTGGCGAAGTCCCAGGCGTGCTGGGCGTTGCTGAAAACCGCACGGTTGCGGCGCTCGCGGTATGTGATATGCATGCTGGTCTCCTCGCTACGGTTCAATCGCCATCACTCGCGCCCCATTCCGAATCGGAGATGTCCACGTCGTAGAGGTCGTCCAATTGGCGACGTCTACTCAGCAGTTCGGCGAACTGTCCTGTGCGTTGCTCCTGCTCGATTGCTTTGCAGGTCTTGCTGCAGTAGCGGGCCCAGCCTCGCTTCACGTCTGCGGTGCGAGCCTGGAAGGGCTTCTTGCAGGTCTTGCAAGTGCGTTGCGTCATAGAAGCCATATCGGTGATCTCCGTGGTTCACCTGCATTCGGCAGCACCCAGGCACACGGCAGTCGTGCCCGGTGGGGCGCCGTGGTGGGTGCTCTCGAATGGAGGTTGAAAAAAGCCCGGCCGGAGCCGGGCGAAGAGGGGGAACGCTGCATGCGCAGCGGGGAGCGGCCTGGCGGTTCGTCTTCGCGCACTCTCCAGGGCGTACCTGAAGCGCCGGATAGTTCAACCTCCCGGTGGCCTGCCGAGCAGGCCACTCTCCGCTGCGCCCTGGCCGTGCCAGGAGCGGAAAGAGAAGGGCGCCGCCAAGCGCCCTGTCTCCACTTACATGCACCGCCTTATGTGAAAGCGGTTGGGTACAGGCTCGACCGCATGTTGGCGATCTGCCGTTGGGGCTGGGCTACATGTCGAGATCCTCCGTTGTGCGCGCCGTTGGACCGGCGGGCGCTCGCCGTGGGTTAAACGCCCGGCAATGGGCCAGGCGCCGAAGTCAGGAGATCGCGGTGCAGGCCCGCAACGCGACCGGTGCCGATTGGCCTTCGATCCAGATAACCGCCGCCCCGCCAAGCGACACGCTGGCCCGGCCGACGGTGCGGGTGCGCTGCGGTTCGGCCCCGCGGTACGGGCGGTACTCGATCAGCGCGGGCGCCGGGTGCTCTCGGTTCCAGGCCTCGACCAGCTCCGCCGGCGGCACCGGTCGGACGTTGCCGATCTGCTGGTAGATCTCGGAGCGGTGGATGGCGACGTCGTCCGGGGCGGTGATGCCGAGGCGCACCTGGTCGCCCTGGCTGCCGAGGACCGTGACGGTGATGTTGTCGCCGATATGCAGGGTTTGGCCGGGGCGGCGGGTCAAGATCAACATGGCGTAACTCCGTTCGGGGGATTTCGAGAGCAACCGATCTATCTCGGTTCGCAGTGGTAGAGGTCGGTCGCCCGCATTGAAAACTGCAAGCGGGAGGGGGAAAGGGATTTATTTCAAATGAGAATTATGCTGCTGGTTTTTTGTTCTATGGGTGGTCTTGAGTATGACTACAATGAATCCCTGAGTTGGTGCGTATATATTGATGCGAGCACAACAGGGAGGTTGTCGATATGGTGATTAGCTTCGAGCCGCTCGATGTTGAAGGCGTTGATTTTCGTGGGGTTGATGTTGTCGCTTATAAAGCACGAAAAGGACGTGGAAGGTCGGGTGATATTAGGTTGGGAAAATGTTTCGGCGCAATAAGGTTGCTTGATAATAACAATACGCGAATTGGAAAAGACCATAAGGCTTCAAGCACCCCTGCTGGATCAGCGGGGCTCCACAGCGAGCGGGTTGCCTTGGAGCGGTGTGTTAGGGCCAATTGGGAGCCTCCGCTTACCAATATAATGATACTTGGCATGCAGAATTCTCCCGGTCCTATCGGAAAAGAACTCTATGCGCGAGGAGTCCGAACAATTATATGCTTCACGGAACTCCCACCTTGCCCAGCCTGTTTGACTTGGTGGAAGGCGCTTGATAGTAAGTTTCACCCTGGCTCTATCAGATTGCAGTACTTCAGTTGGTTCGAAGACTACTATGGAGGCAAGACGCCAGAGGAAAGGATGCTGGATGACTCTGACGGAAACAATAGAAATGAGCATGCGATAGAGGCTTTCAAGGCCTATCGAGATTCGTTCGAGGCTCCTACCAGATAGTCCTCGATCAAGAAATTTAGTATAAATAGAAAAAGATGATGGGTTTTCTCATGAGGTATTTATGCAATCTCTTATTTATCTTAGCCATGTTCAAGAGCAAGATACTTCCGGCTTGGTGGAGTTGTACACCAATCCGGACGTGCGTGCCTATTTAGGAGGTCCCGTTGATCGTGAGGTTGCGGTGCGGCGAGCTCAGGTAGAAGTTTCAATCGAGAGAGAGCTTCCATTTTGGGCAATCAGAACAAGGCAAGGCGAGCAGTTTGCAGGTGTAATCTCGTTAGATACTCATCATGATGGTAATGACGTAGAAGTCTCTTACGCGTTGCTTCCAGAGCACTGTGGGGTGGGGTACGCGACTGAGGCACTTACCCTTGCGTTGCAGTATGCAAGTGACACCTTGGCTTTGAAGAGGGTGATTGCTGAAACGCAAAGCAAGAACGATGCATCAATCCGCCTACTTAATCGCGTCGGTATGAAGTTTGAGCGAGAGATAATGCGTTTTGGTGAAGCTCAGAGTATCTACGTCACTGATTGGTAGGCAGGCAAGATTTAGCATCGTTACAGATGCCGGTGCCTATTTTCATAGGCCTTCGTGCTGGTGTTCGTTGACTTCCCTGATGCCCCTGTTTCCAAGGGCATCGAGGAAATCGGTGTTGCTGCTGCCCGGTTAGCGCTGGGCGGCGCTGCGCATCGCGTGCGGGTCGTTCACACGGTTCGGGCATTTTGCCCTCGATCAGCCGTCTCTGGTCGCCCTGAGTAAGGGTCGCCATCGCGTTGGTAGGTGTTGCCTCAGCACCTATCTGATCGCCGGTCGCCGCAGAGGCGATGCGTTCTGCTGTTGATGTTGCTCACCCGACTTTCTGTCGCCCCACGGGTGATGGCCGGGGCTGCCTCGCCGCATTGCGGCTAGCTGTTCATGGCGCAGGTTGTGAAAGAGCGGTCGGCTCGGTGGCCTGGCGCCATGTTGCGTTGGCGTTGATGAAAAATTTAGCCATACGCTAAAGTTTGGTCAATAGCTTCGCGCTAAAAATTTATCGTTAAGCTAAATTTTTTGAGACGGCGCCAGGGATGCTTTCGAGGGGATTGCTGAGATAGGAATTAGAAAATACTGTATGCACATACAGTGAATGGAGGTTCTGATGAGCCAGCAGATGAAGGTGAAAGGCGGTCGTGAAGAGCGCGGAATGTCCGATATAGACAGGCTGCGGCTGCGCGTTTCGGCGATGGTGAACTCGCCGCGTGCGGCCTCACTGCGCCAGGCAACGATCTGGCGGCTGGAGAGCGATACGGATCAGGCCTGGACCCAGGTGATAGGCGAGCTGCAGGAAACGGACGGCCTAGAGATGATCGAGAATGAGGATGGAACCATCACGCTGTACTGGGAGGCGATGGTGGAGGAGGGGCCGGAAATCGAAGCCGATGATATGGACGTGCTGCCTGGAATGGTGGTGCAGCACCTGCATGAGGAGCCGGCGCCGTTCTAGCCTGATGGCATTTCGCAGCGTACTGGTAGATGATGTGGCCGATCCATAGGAACGGAGTCCTTCATGAATGACCTTGAACGCGCGTTTCGCCTATACGCCCGGCCAGTCTTGCTTGTGATCATCGGCTTGTTCGTCATGGGACTCGTCGCGATGACACCTGAGTCAGCTGGAGTGTTTGACCAGGTGCTAATGCCCACCAAACGCGCGATCTTCTATGGCGCACTGGTGGTCGGGGGAGCTGGTTTCCTGTGGCTCTGCTGGAGTGCCTATCTGGAGTACCGCTGGGCTCGTGGCGAACTGGACGGGGGCTGCCACAACTGCGGTGGCCCGATGCGCCATCTATCCGGCCGCTGGGGAAACTACAGCAAGTGCCTCATGTGCGGATCGACGCGAGAAGGGTGGCACTGAGGCACAATGGAAAGCCCCGCAACTGCGGGGCTTTTGCTTTTCATGCAGCCTGTGACCTAAATGCGGGCCATGACCTTCATCAATTTCGTCGTGCAATCGATTAAGTCAAAAGCGGCAACCGATAGGAAGCTAAAACTCACTGCGATCGAGTAGACGGCATGTTTGTCACTGAGCGTTAGCGCCACCAGACAGGCAATGAGCGCCAAAAGCATTCCTGCTCCTGAGCTAACCAACTGTCGCCAGAGCTGGCTCATATGACCTGTCTTGTTCAGGTTCTTGATGAATGGTCGGTCGATCAAGGAAATCAAGAGCGTTGCTGCCGCGATGATGAAGCCAAGCAGCGTCGCACTTACCGAGGAAAGGACCGAGATGATGTCGGTAATCCTGCCCGGCATCCCTGGAGCTATGCTCACGGCAAAGCAGACTGTAGAAAAGAGTGCAGCTCTAATTAAGAGCCGCACCGGGAACCCCGAAGATCTGCTGGAGATTGTCGCGCTGGTCATCCTTTGCTCCTCGAAGAGCCCTGTACATGGCTGCTTCATTCGGATAGCGCCCGTTCACTAGTATCTCAATCTTGACCTTTAGACGATCCGCGATGAGATCGATAGGGTAGACGATGCCGTTTTCGTCTTCCATGTCAATTTTGATTTTTCGCACCGTCGGCATCTGCATAAATGCCTGCGCAGCTCTTCGAGCCCTGTCAGAGAGGCGATCTGCTCCTTCTGCAACACGCTTCTTGTCCCGTGAGATGCTCAACTTCACGTTACCGCCACCTATCTGTGCGAGGGTGTCCAGAAGCTGAGGAGACCAGTCGTCGTCAGGATACATGTCCGGATTTGTCGGCCGAGCAAAACTTGCCTCGATGCTGATCGGAGTAAGGTCGTCGCGCATGAGACGGCGCGTGGCATCTGGCTGGATTACCGGGTTGAAGGATACTGCATGCTGGCCATTGAGATCGGTCAGGTATTTTCCTAGCGCAACCGCCGTCCCAGCGTGCCGATTTGCCTGCATGACGAGCAGTTCATTTTCTTGGAAATAGACGAAGTGGTTCTTGTCGACCAGACCTTCATCGTCGGCGAGTCCCAGTTCTCTGTCGGGGTGTCCAGCGCGGCCGGCATGAGGGAGTTCGTCCTTTCGGATCTTTGCGAAGACCCCTTGGAATACTCCCGGATCTTGCTCGTGGAGATTTCTGATCTCGATATCGTAGGTCAGTCCTTCGACATGGTGGCAGCCAGTCTGTGTCAGGTGCCGAAGGAAGGTGCTGAGAGATACGTTATGGTTCGCCGGACCGAGTTGGCCCGTGAAGAAATCGATCGCGTATTTCCTGAGCTTTTCAGCCATCCCTTGACTCCGCTTCTTCCTAGGACAGTGCTTGTTGTGGTGGATCAGGCTTTCCGTGCATTCCAGATCAGCAGAATCTTAGCGTGGAAGATCACGTCGTCCATCCGAGCTTTCTGCATTGGGTACTTGGGGTTGTCCGAGATGAGCTGGTAGTGCTCGCCATCGAGGATTTGCACACGCTTGATGAACAGGTGGCCATGCCAGGTGAGGACGTAAATACCCTCGCCGATGAAGTCCCGCACGCCCTTGTCGATCATGGCTGGGTCTTTGTCGTTGATCGTGCCGAGCATGCTGTCGCCCCAGCCGGTGATCATGGCCAGGTTCTCGGGCGCAGTGTAATCGACGCCATGGGCGCGCAGGTGCGCCTCGTTCACCACCAGGTTGCGAACCGTCTCGACGTAGTCGGGCGGTAGCTGGCCGACACCCATCGCAGCGCGGATATCGTATTGCGGCACCAGCAGCTCACCCTGGCGCGGCCGAATGCGGGAGAAGTCTGCCGGGATCACATTTGAGGCGGGTGCCGCCATCACGTTTTTCTCGGCCAGGCTGTCGGCGACTGCCTGGGCGATTTTCTCTTGAGTGGTACCGCTCATACCTTTTGCTGCGTGCTTCTTCAGCATGTCCAAGACGATAGCCGCAGCGCTGGTCTTGGCTTCTTCCTGGGCGACAGGTGCTGATTCCTGATGGTTGGCAGCGTGGACGATGTCCATCCAGCCGCGCTCCAGACCCTCGATCGTTTCGATGCGGCGTGCGACGTCATCCCCCAGATTCTTCTCGGTCTTGCTCGAAAGAATTTGGCTGAGGTGCGCCGGCGCCATCTCCCATTTCTGGGCGCAGGCTCCCTTCTTACGCTCGCCGATGAGCGCAATCAGGTTCTGCTTTCTGATCTGGTAGATATCCATCGGCTGATCTTGCCATCGTTTAGCTTGCTGCTAAATGTGCTCTGAGCTAAATTTGACTTGCCGTAACATTAGCGCTGAGCTAAATTTCTTCTGCATAACAGCAGGAGAACCCAAATGAACGACCACCTCCGCGATTGGCTCGGCAAAACGCCGGCCGAAGAGCGTGACCGCGTAGCGAAGAATGCAGGAACCACCGTGGGCCACCTCTGGCAACTCGCGGGTGGCCACCGCAAAGCATCCGCGGAGCTCGCCGAGCGTCTGCAGGATGCCTCCTCAGGTGAAATCACAATCGCAGGACTCCGTCCGGATCTCGTGCCGCTGGCTGAGAAGGTGTTGAAGGGCGCCTCTCGGCCTGCTGCCTGACCAGAACTTTAATGGCCAGGGGACAGCACGTCATGCGAAGCGAATCGCACACCCTGATCTCCACGCTGCTCGGCGTGGTGAACCAATGGCGCCGCCGAGAGGGGTGGAGCCGCGAGACCGTCGTCCAGCACATCGTGGAGGCGCACGAGCGCATCCAGGGAGCGCTGGTAACCGGCATCGTCTTCGACCCGCCGACGCGCGATACAACCGAGCGGATGAAGGTCAACGCCGACCGCGTTTTCCGTTGGCTCGACGACGGAACCAAGGACACCAACCTGGTGCCAGCGAACTTCGTACCCAGCATCCTCGCCGCGCTGCCGACTGACCTGAAGGTCCAGGCCCTGGGCGACATCCTGACGCCGTTGGGCGTGTCGGTGCGCTTGATCGGCGGCGATGCCGGCCAGCGGCCGGAGGTGCTCTGCATGCTCCGGACACTCATCAAGGAGAACGGTGAGGCGCAGCAGGCCGTTGCCAGCCTCGTTGACGGCGCCGATGACCAGGAGCTGCAGGAGGCCCACCGGGAACTCTCCGAATCCAGGGCGGCGACCGATGAGGCGCTTCGGATGATCGACCAGATGCGCCGGCCGCGCCTTGTTCAGGGGTAACCGTGCCGTCCTTCCAGATCAACGACGAGGAGCGGGAGGCGCTCCGCGGCCTACCCATGCTTGCCCGCGAGATCTACGTGTTCGCCCTACGTCCGTTCATGGACTTCGCAACAGGCATTGTCGGAGAGCGGCGAGGGATCTCTTGGAAGTCGATTGCCGAGGAGCTCTACGTCGAGCCGCACCAGGGAATCAAGGGCGGCGAGCCTTCCGAAAAGGAACTGCGGCGGGCGCTGGTCTGGCTGCAGAAGGTGGGTCTGGTAGGCCCCAATCTGGCCGAAAGGCGCCTGATTTTTGAGTTGCCGAAGGCTTCACGGGATCAATCCGTCCGAAAAAAAGTGGGCACTAAGTGGGCAGATGAAGCGGGCAGTTATGTGGACGGGCCGGAGCCCAGTAACTACGCGGCTTTCCCGGAAAAAGAGGGCAGATATGTGGGAGGGGGTGAAAGTGAAAAAGTGGGCACACCTCCGGTATCCGATATTCCTCCTACTACTCCACCGCGCGAGGCCCCGCAGCCCGGACAGCGATTCCCCATGCATGACGCCTGGCTACCCAGCGCCAGGGGCTGGCCCGCGACACTGACCCGTAACGGCATGAAGAACTACCAACTACGCGACGAGGATCTCCTCGAGTTCCGTAGCTACTGGATCAACCGCCCCGAGAAGTATCAGTCCCAGGGCCAGTGGGAACACGAACTTGCGCAGAACCTCCTCCGCAACCAGCGCTTCGACCAGAACAGGAGCAGCTATGGAAACCAAGCAGGAAACGCCGAAGGCCAAGCCGGCCATCGTGCCGCCAAGCGCGGCTTCTCTCATCGACAGGGCCCTCGCTCAGCCGTCGACCGCGTCAACGCAATCGTCGCCGCCAACGAGGCTGCCCGACAGGCTGCTGGAACGGCTGTGGGTGAAGATGACCGAGATGTACGGGCACCGCTGGACGTCGAGTTTTGGCGACAACCCGAACCCTGACGGCGCCTGGGCTACCGTGCTCCAGGGGCTGACCGGCCAGCAACTGGCCCACGGGCTCAACATGCTGACGTTCATGGGCAGCCGGTTCGATTGGCCGCCGGCGGCGCCGACATTCCGGGAGCTCTGCCTGAGCGTCCAACCGGAGTCGCTCGGTCTGCCGGACCACGACACCGCGTTCCATCAGGCCCTGGCGTGCCGCTACCGCCACCAGGTAGTCAAGGCCGCCGCCGGGGCTACCGGCGTTTTCGATCTGCGCACCGGCGAGGTGAACGACGATCGCCTCCGCAAGCGCTTCGGGTTCCACTACGCCGAGATGGTCCGGCGGTGGGCAAACAACATCCCGTTGAGCCAGCCCGTCGTCCACGCGATCGAGCATGACACCGGGAAGAGCTTGCTGGACCTGGCCGAGGATGAAGCCGAGCAGCAGCTCCGCCGGCGGATGCAGGCCCAGGGGCTGGATGGTCTCAGTGGCGCCCAGGCGCGGGAACTGCTGCTGGCCAAGATGCGCCGGAAAGCGCCGGAGGTGCGCCGTGATGCATGACTTCCGCCCGGTGATGTTCACCGTACCCGGCGAGCCGGTGGGGAAGGGGAGGCCGCGTATCGGTCGCGTCGGCGCCCACGCCAGGATGTTCACTCCGGCGAAGACGGCGGCCTACGAAGGCCTGGTAGCCATGGCTGCCCAGGAAGCGCTCGCAGGACGCCCCCTGATCGCCGGCCCCGTGCTCATCGAACTGCGGATGTTCCACCCCATTCCGCGGTCTTGGTCGAAGAAGCGCCAGGCCATGGCCTTGGTCGGCGAGGTCATGCCCACCGTGAAATGCGATGCCGACAACTGCCTGAAGGCGGTGTGTGACGCGCTCAATGGGGTGGCCTGGAAGGACGACACCCAGGTCGTCAACGTGATGCTGGCGAAGCGGTACGCCGAGGTACCGCGCGTCGAGGTGAAGATTGTTCCGCTGATGGCCCAGGGAGCGCAGCGGTGACCACAGAAAACCACAGGGGAGAGTCGAAATGAGACTGATCAGCGCGCGCCAGGCTTGGCACGACGCCTTCTACGAGAGTCGAAGCTCAGTGCTGGCGGTGGCGGCCGACAAGGCCGCGCTGGGCAAGAAGGGACGGGTCGCCAACGAGACGCACCCGGACCGCAAGGACACCAATGGGCGTAGCGCCCACATGCTGGCCGCCGGCCTGGTGCAAGCTGCCATCCGTTCGCTGCCGAAGCCGCTGCAGCACTTCGGGCATACGCTGTACTCGCCGCTGGCCAACGGTGACGATGTGGCGATTGCTCACGGCCTGGTGTGGATCGGCGCCGGCCTTGGCCAACTGACCCAGCGCCAGGGCGAGCGGGCTTACTGGATGGCGCTGGCGGCGATCAACTCGCACAAGCGGGCAGTGAACGGCCGCGACACCCTACGCCCGGGCGAGGTCTGCCTGTTCATCGAGGAGCGCCTGGGCTGCCGCGTCGACCCCAGCCATTGGGCGCGGGACTACGCCAGCACCTGGGAGCGGCTGGCGCGCCATGTCGACAAGCTGGATGCCCAGGCGCTGAAGCCGGTGGCCGAGGTGGTTGCGAAGCAGAGCGGGCTCCGGAAGGGACCGGGCTGGCGCTGGCTGGAGAACGACCGGGACGTGGTCGCCGAGGTCCGCGCCGAACTGTACGCCCAGCGCCGGGAACACCACCAGCAGCGCCTGGCCGAACGCCTGCGCGGAATGTCAGACCACCAGCTGGCCGCCTGGGCTGCGCGGATGAAGCGGTATGGAGAGGCATACCGGGCAGAGTGGGGCGATGACGTCTTGGAGCTGCCCGAGGTGCACCAGCGATACCATGACCGCGTAGCGGCCTACTGGACCCTGCGGGAGCGTCTGAAACAGGTCGCTTGACGGTTTGGCGAGCATTTGGGTATCGTTTTGTCACTGTGCAGAGTTACACCCGCATTCCAGAACACGCAGAAACCCGGCCTCCGCGCCGGGTTTTTTATTGGCGCTCCTGTTACGCTCGGGCTTTCGAATTCATGAGGTGTAGCTTTGAGCAAGTATCACATCGTTGAAGGAAGCGGATCCGGTACTGGTCGGAAGTACTTCCAGGTTTTCATCGGCAGCAAGACCATCGGCGACCCATGTAGAACTAGGCAAGATGCCGAGTCCTACATCCAGTATCTGGAGAAACGGGACCGTAAAGCCGCCGAAGAGCGCGAACGAGACGCTCAGTAACCGCGAAGCCCCGCCGAGTGCGGGGCTTCTTATTTCTGCCGCTGACCTGTACTCCCTCAACGGGAAGGCCGCGCCAATTACGGAGAAACTGATGGAGCCCACGTCGACCGCCGCTGGCGCGCTGCTGGCGAAGTACAGCGTCGCGATTGCCGGCTTCGCTGGGGCCATCCTCTCGCTCTCGTTCCTGCGCGGGCTGACCCGGAAGCAGGCGAGCGCAGCTGTGCTAACAGGCTTCCTATCGTCGATCTTCACCACCCAGCTGGTGGTGAGCTACTTCGGCCTGCCGACCGATGCTGAGTCGAAGAACGGCGTGGCCTTTCTGATCGGCCTGTTGGCTATGAACATCATCCCCGCCATCAAAGCGGCTGCGGAGCGCCTTCTCGCTGCCAAGGGTGCATGACCATGATGAACACCATCCTCATGGGCTTGGACGCTATGCTGTGCATTCTGGTGGTACTCGCCGCGCTGGACTTCCTGCGTGCCGTCCACCTGTTCGAGCATCCGATCCTGAGCCTGTCGTTCTACCTGGTCGCCATTGGAGCCTTTGGCTTGCTGGTCGAGCAGGCAAAAGGCCACTGGGTCAGTCCTTGGGCTGTGACGATGCACCTCGGTATCGTCGGGTACGCCTGGGCCCGCCGGAGGCAGATTTTCCAGCAGGATTTGCAGTGGAATGGGGCGGAACGGCGCGGACGCTAGTGCCCTTCCGTACGTTGGTGGCACACTGCCTTCTCCAACCACGGAAAGGAGCTGGTGATGTCTTTTGAGAAAACGACCGACGCACTTCGTAGTGCGCTGAATCGTGGCCCACAGGGGCGAGAAACCGCATCCAACACTCTGGATAGGACCGAGAACACCATTTTCGGCGTTCTTGAAAGCGACAATGCGAAAGAACACTGGGAGACTAAGCTCCTGCGCGATTCTGAAGGAAAAGTCGTTGCCATCGAAACGCCATTCGGAGAAGCCCGTGTCGTCCGGCGAAACTATCTCAGCGAAGAAGGTACATTCGCGAAGGCAGTGATCGAGAAGAAGCTCGAGGATAAGCATGGGGATGCCTACTGGAAACCTGTTTGGTCCCTTGAGGGAACCGCACGCGGATATTCACGCGTTGGCGGCGATAATACCGATGTGGAATTCGATCCGAACTTTCACCCTGGCGAAGTGATGAGGGCAGCAGCCGACATAATCATTGCTATCGGAAGGTGTACCGAGTAACCCGCAGCGCGTCAGAGCCCCGCCTATAGCGGGGCTTTTCATTTGAGGTCCAACATGGCGCTGAACAAGAAGCGGCGCCTGTTCGTCGAGGAGTACCTGGTCGACCTCAACGCGACGCAGGCTGCCATCCGAGCCGGGTACGCACCGAAGCGTGCGGCCGAGATGGGCTACGAGCTGCTCCGCATCCCCGAAGTGGCCGAGGCGATCGCCCAGGCCATGGCCGAGCGGTCGAAGCGCACCGAGGTATCGGCCGACTACGTCGTCCGCCGCCTGCGCGAGATCGACGAGATGGACGTCCTGGACATCCATGAGGACGACGGCAGCTTCAAGCCTATTCGGGAATGGCCCAAGGTATGGCGCCAGTTCCTGTCCGGCATCGAGGTCGCCGAGCTGTTCGAAGGCCGCGGTGACGATCGCCGAATCGCCGGCGTGCTCCGCAAGGTCAAGTGGCCGGACAAGCTACGCAATCTGGAACTGCTGAGCCGGCACGTCGGCACCGAGTCTGCCGCGCTCGACCTGGAGCTCAAGCGCCTGGACGTGGCGAAGAAGCGCGCCGAACTGAAACTGCTGGAGAACCCCGACGACGAAGCGCCGCCAACCAGCGTCGCGGTGACAATCATCGATGCGAGGGTGCGCGATGCCGACGCTGAATAGGCCCCAGGCGAAGTTCCTGGCGCTTCCGCACAAGTTCTGCGGCTTCGTGGCCGGGTTCGGCTCTGGCAAGACCTGGGTGGGCTGCTCAGGCCTCGCCCAACACGCTTGGGAGTGGCCGCGCATCAACGCCGGTTACTTCGCACCGACCTACGCCCAGATCCGCGACATCTTCTATCCGACGATGGAGGAGGTGGCTTTCGACTGGGGGCTGCGGACCAGGATCAACCAGGCGAACCACGAGGTTCACCTCTTCAGCGGCAGCGCCTACCGCACGACGATCATCTGCCGCTCCATGGAGAAGCCGCAGACCATCGTCGGCTTCAAGGTCGGCCGGTCCCTGGTGGACGAGCTCGACGTACTGTCGCTGATCAAGGCCCAGCAGGCCTGGCGCAAGATCATCGCGCGGATGCGCTACAAGGTGGATGGCCTGCGCAACCGCGTCGACGTGACCACCACCCCGGAAGGCTTCAAGTTCGTCTTCCAGCAGTTCGTGAAGCAGTTGCGCGAGAAGCCGCACCTGCAGGACCTGTATGGCCTGGTCCAGGCCAGCACCTACGACAACGAGGCGAACCTGCCGGACGACTACATCGATTCGCTGATGGATTCGTACCCGCCGCAACTGATCGCGGCGTATCTGCGCGGCCAGTTCGTCAACCTGACGTCGGGCACCATCTACACCGCCTACGACCGCACTCTCAACGCCTCGCAGGAGACGGTTCAGCCAGGCGAGCCGATATACGTGGGTATGGACTTCAACGTCGGCAAGATGGCCGCCGTCGTGCATGTGAAGCGCCTGGGCCTGCCGCACGCGGTCGACGAGATCGTCAACGGGTACGACACCCCGGACATGATCCGCCAGATCAAGGAGCGGTTCTGGCTGTACGCCGACGGCGAGTATCGGCCTACACGTCAGATCAGGATCTACCCCGACGCCTCCGGCGACTCGCGCAAATCGGTACGGGCCAGCGAGACCGACATCGCGCTGCTCAAGCAGGCCGGCTTTATCGTCTCGGCGCCCGCCGCCAACCCACCGGTCAAGGACCGGATCAACTCCATGAACGCCATGTTCTGCAACGCCAAGGGCGAGCGGCGGTATCGGGTCAATCCCGACCGCTGCCCTACCTATGCCGACGCCCTGGAACAGCAGGTGTGGGGCACAAACGGCGAGCCGGACAAGTCGGCCGACATCGATCACCCCAACGATGCGGCGGGCTACTTCATTCACAAGGAATTCCCGGTCGAGCGACCTGCGGCCGTTGTTACCACCCTGAGGTTCTGACCATGAGCGATTCCGTTTGCCATTGCTGCGCCGCTGTCGAGGAGATGCGCGAGCACTGGAAGCTGATCGATTGCATCAAGGGCGGCACCTCGGCCATGCGCGAGGCGGGGGAGGCGTATCTGCCCAAGCGGCAGCTCGAGACGAGGGAGGATTATGAAGCGCGGCTGAAGCTGGCGACGCTGCACCCCGCGTTCGAGGAAACGGTCGGCGCCATGGTGGGGCGAGTGTTTGCGAAGCCGGTCGTGATCGGTGATGACGTGCCGCAGGAGATCGCCGACCTGCTGACAGACGTGGATACGGAGGGACGTGACCTGCAGGTGTTCGCGCAGGACTGGTTCCGCGGCGGGCTGGAGTATGGCCTGAAGTTCGCCCTGGTCGAGATACCGCAACGGCCAGAGGATCTGCCGAACACACGACAGGCCGAGCAACAGGCCGGCTTCAGGCCCTACGGGGTGCTGATCGAGCCTGGCCAGGTGCTGGGGTGGAAGACCGGCAAGGTTGCTGGTGTCGACAGCCTGACCCAGTTCCGTTTCCGGACGTGCCGGGTGGAGGAGGTGGACGAGTTCACCGACGAGTCCGTTGAGCAGATCCGCGTGATCGAGCCCCACCGGCATCGAGTGTTCGAGGAGGGCAAGGACGGGTGGGAGATGGTGTCGGACACGCCGAACACGCTCGGCTTCATCCCCTTGGTGCCGTATTACACCGCGCGTACCGGATTCCTCACGGCGAAGCCACCGCTGCTCGAACTCGCCCACCTGGTGGCAAAGCACTGGTGGCTCCAGTCCTCCCTGGACAGTCTGGTTGATGTCGCCTGCGTGCCGATCCTGGTGATGACTGGCGTCGACTCCGGCGATGAACTGGCCATCGGTGCGCGCTCCGCTGTGAAGTTGCCTCGGGAAGCCGACATGAAGTACGTCGAGCACACCGGCGCTGCCATCAAGACCGCGCGGGAACAACTTGACTCACTGCAAGAGGAGATGCGGCAGGCCGGTGCGAAGCTGGTGGAGAAGTCCACCCAAGTCATGACTGCGAAGCAGTCTGGTGAGGAATCGGCGAAGGAGACCAGCAAACTGGCGATGATGTGCCAGGGCCTGCAGGACAGCCTAGTGCTGTTCCTGTCGTACTTCTCCCTCGCACTGAACAACCGCGCCGAGGGCGGCACCGTGCAGCTCCAGCCGAATCTCGACCCGGATTATGCTCCGGCTGAGACCATGGGTGTGCTGCAGCGCATGCGTGACGGTGGCTCGTTGTCAGACCAGACCCTGTTCAACGAGGCCCAGCGCCGCGGCATGCTTGCCGAGGACCTGGACTGGGAGTCGGAGCAGGAGCGGATCCGCAACCAGGAGCCTGCGATATGACTCGCTTGGAGGTGCTGCTGGCGGAGCTGTATACCGACCATGGTATCGATCTGATCAGGACCACGGCGGGCATGTCGAAGGAAGTCGAGGAGAAGATTACCGAACTCGCCGAGGAGCTGGTGAAGCTGCTGCAGGGCCGCCGGTTGCCGCTGAAGAACGTCAAGGAGGTCAACGCGATCCTCGACGAGGCGGCCAAGGCAATCAAGGCGCAGTACACCGAGATCGCTGCAGCGCATGATGCCAATCTGCGGCAACTCGCGGTCATCGAAGGAGGCTTCGCGTCGAGCTCAGTCAACAGCCTGGTGAGCCGGCCAATCATGCTCGGCGTCGGCAAGAACCGACTCAGCGCTGTGGTTGCTAATACGCTCATCGAGGGCGCGCCTACCAAGCAATGGTGGCTCAAGCAGGCTGCGGATGTGTCGTTCCGGTTCGCTGGTGTGGTGCGCAATGGCTTCGTGAATGGCGAGACCACGGAACAGATGGTCACCCAGATCGTCGGCCGCCGGGCTCGGGGCGACCAACCGCCGGTGAAGGGCTTCATGGATGTCAGCAAGCGCGCGGCTCGGACCTTGGTCCACAACAGCGCCCAAGCGGTGGCCAATGGCGCCCGGATGGAGGTCTACAAGGCCAATTCTGGCGAGAATGGCCCGGTGAAAGGGTATCGCCAGCTCAGCACCCTGGACTCGCACACCACTGAAATCTGCATGGTCTACGACCAGAAGACTTGGGATCTTCAGTTCAGGCCTGTGGGGCACTCGTTGCCGTACAAGCAAGGTTGCCCGCGGCACTGGGGGTGTCGCAGTACCACTCTGCCTTGGCTCAAGACGATGCGTGAGCTGGGTATCGACGTCGACGAGGTGAAGAGCACCCGGGCGTCGATGGACGGCCAGGTGCCGGCCAGTTTGAACTTCGAGACATGGCTAAAGGGTAAGTCGAAGGCCTTCCAGGACGAGAAGCTGGGGCCCGGCCGCGCCGACCTCTGGCGCCGAGGCGTCATCACCTTGAGCGACCTGTTGGACCAGCGGGGCAACCCGCTGAGCCTGGCGCAACTTAGGGAGTCAGTCGGAATTCGCTAACCTGCTGCTCTCGCAGGAGTGTCTCAGCTTATCGAACTCGACCATCTGCTCTCGGTACTGTTGGGGCCAGAGCCTGTAGCCAGCCAATGCTGCTCGGATCGCTGTTTCCTGCTGCTCTGGCGTGCTTGCAGTCATTCCCTGTCGTGTCAGCTGCGCGATGGTTAAGGCTGCAAGGGCGAGCTCGGGAGGAGCATACGCATTCACTTCGAAAGCGGCCCGGATGATCTCCTTGCCCGCACTGTTGAAGGATTGCTGATCGTTTTCGACCGACGCTCCAATCAAGCCCCCGAGTGTTCCAAAGAGCCGTTCGCCAACCTCACGTAGTTTCGCCTCCTGGGTGTCGATGCGCTGAATACAACTTTGGACTGCAATTTGTTCGATAGAGCGATCGCTCGATTTCGTCGCTATCAGCTGGCCACCCAACGCGGCAAATCCCCCTATGGCTGCTGCAATCAAGGGGCTCAATGCATTCCATAGTGAGTTCGTGGTGGTGCTCATCTTGAGTTCCATTTGCAATCGGTAGGAACGCATCAAATTACAACCTACGACCCGCCTTGGCGGGTTTTTTTATGCCTGCGTTTCGGATGGAGCGGGGCGCCTTCCGGGCCGGATGGCCCATCGCAATGGCCGGATGGCCGGAGAAAGACGAGATGAAACTGAAGACTGTCGAAGTCGATGGCAAGCAATACGCCGAGGTGCAGGATGGCAAGCCGGTCTACGTGGAGGATGACGGCAAGGAGATCGTGTTCGATGCGGTCGGTACCCGAGCCACCATCACTCGCTTGAACGGAGAGGCCAAGCAGCACCGCGAGCGGGCGGAGAAGGCCGAGAAGATCGCAAAAGACTTCGAAGGCATCGAGGACCCGGCCGCAGCGCGCAAAGCCCTGGAAACCGTCGCCAACCTCGACGCGAAGAAGCTGGTGGATGCCGGCGAGATCGAGAAGGTGAAGGCTGAAATCGGCAAGGCCTACGACACCAAGCTGACCGAGGCCACCACGCGCGCGGAGCACTTGGAGCAGCAGCTCTACGCCGAGAAGATCGGCGGCAGCTTCTCCCGCTCGAAGTTCGTGGCAGACCGCCTGGCTGTTCCGGCCGACATGGTGCAGTCCGTGTTCGGTAAGCACCTGAAAATCGAGGACGGCAATGTCGTGGCCTACGACGCCCACGGCAACAAGCTGTACAGCAAGGCCCGTCCCGGCGAGGCCGCCGACTTCGATGAAGCGCTGGAGATTCTCGTCGACCAGTACCCCTACCGCGACCAGATCCTGAAGGGCTCTGGCCACTCCGGCGGCGGAACGCCCCCGGGCGGCAAGCCCTCCGGCAGCACGGCCAAGTCGCTCGCCGACTGCAAGACCGAGGCCGAGAAGGTCGCCTACCTCGAAACGATCAAGTAAGGAGGCCACATGGCTTTCGATCTCGCTGTATTCAACAAGCAGACCTACACGGCTCTGACCGAAACCGTCGCCCAGGCGATCGACAAATTCAACCAGGCATCCGCCGGCACCATCGTCCTGCAGAACGCACCGGCGCAGGGCGACTTCGACATCAAGGCCAGCTTCAAGCTGATCGCCAATCTGGTGCGCCGCCGCAACGTCTACGGCAACGGCGACGTGGCTGCGACTCGTCTGACGCAGTTGCTCAACGCCGCAGTGAAGGTCGCCGCCGGCACGCCACCGATCGAGTATGAAGCGGCCCAGTACAACTGGGTGTTGCAGAACCCGGCGTTGGCGGCCCTGACCATCGGTGAGCAACTGGGTAAAGCACGTGTCGCGGACATGCTGAACACCGCTATCCGCGGCGCGGTGGCTGCGATCAGTGGTCACGCCGACGCGACCCATGGCAGCGCCACCGAGACCGCAACCTTCCGCACCCTGAACAAGGCGGCGTTCAAGTTCGGTGACCGCGCCAACGCCATCGCGGCCTGGGTGTTCCACTCCAGCGTGGTCAGCGATCTCTACGACAACGCTCTTGCGAACGCCGAGAACCTGTTCACCTACGACGGCGTGAACGTGATGCGCGACCCGTTCGGCCGCCTGTTCGTGGTGACCGACGCCGACTCGCTGATCGTGCCGGCTGGCGCCGACCCCGAGGCCAACCCGGCTTCGTTCCGCTCGCTGGGCCTGGTGCAGAGCTCGGTGCTGGTGACCGGTAACAACGACTTCGACGCTGTTCTGAACCGCACTACCGGCAAGGAGAACCTGGGTTCGGTCTACCAGGCCGAGTGGAGCTACAACCTGGGCGTGCTCGGTTACACCTGGAAGACCGGTGCGGGCGGCGCTTCGCCGAACGATACCGCGATCGGCACCGCGGCGAACTGGGAGCGCACCGCCACCAGCGTCAAGGACACCGCCGGCGTTCTCGTGCTGAGCAAGTAACCGCAGAGGGGCCGCCAGGCCCCCCCTTTTCATGAGGTGGACAATGACCAAGAAGATTCTGTGGTTCGTAGCTGGCCCGGCGACCTCGGACCAGATGGACTTCGCCCAACGCAATGGGCTGACGATTCGGGACCCGCTCGCCTATCGCCAGGGTGACTTCCTCGAACAGGCCGATGCGGTGGCTGGCGAGGTACCGCGGGCATACTCGGCGGCCTACGACCTGATCGAACTGCAAACCATCGGTGCTGCGAAGGCTTCGGGCGGCCAGGACGGCGAGCTGACCCTCGACGAAATCAAGGCTGACCTGAAGGCCCTCGGCGTTGCGTTCGATGGGCGTGCAGGCAAGGCTGCGTTGGCGAAACTGCTCGCCGAGGCGAAGGCGGCCCAGGAGCCCTCGCCGTTGAACGACGAGCAGGTGCTGGCGCGTCTCGTTGAACTGGGTGTCGAGGTGCCGGAAGGCGCCACGCCCGATTCGCTGCGCGAGCTCCTGAAGGCGACCGAGGAGAAAGCCAATGGCGGTGGTGACTGAGGGTGACAGCGCCAACAGCTACGTCTCCGTCGACCAGGCTACCGAGTATCACGCTCAGCGCGGCAATGCTGCCTGGGCGTCGGCCTCCAATGATAGCCGCTCCTCGGCACTGATCAGGGCGACCGACTACATCGACCGCAGCTATCAATTCCGAGGCTCGAAGGTCGACCCGGACCAGCCGCTGGAGTTTCCACGCACCGGCCTGGCCTGGCCGAACCGGAAGCTGCAGGCCGCAACGTGCGAACTGGCCCTGTTGGCGCTTGACGGGCCGCTGGATACGGTACAGCAGGCCTCCGCCGTGAAATCCGAGACGGTGGGGCCCCTCACCACGGTCTACGCCGATCCGGTGAACCAGGGGCAGCCGCGCTACGTTGCAGTGGATCGGCTTCTGGAGGCGCTGACCGTCGGCGGCGGCATGTTCAACGTCAGGGTGTCGAGGATGAGCTGATGGCCGATATCTACGACCGTTCCCGGGCGATGGCCATACGCATGCTGGCACCGCGGAGTAAGGGCGGTAAGGGGCTTGAGCTACGCCTGACCAAGTTCGAGCAGGGCGAGTACGACCCGGCGACTGGTGGAAGTCCAACCATTGAGCGCCGCTTCGATGGTTCCGGCATGCGCCAGGACTACGATGTGCGGGTTATCGATGGCTCGCTGATCCAACAGGGTGATGTCGAGATCATCATGTCACCAGTGCAGCTCGGGGGGCAGGACATGCCGGTGCCGAGGAACGGCGACCGTATCGAGTTCGACGGCGAGGCCTTCAAGGTGGTGACTGCGAAAGCCTGGAATTATGCCGGCCTGGACATCGGTTTCGTCGCGCAGGCGAGGAGGTAGCGCATGGCCCGTGGCTCTCGCATGCGTCAACGCTACTCAGGGCGCCAGGGCAGCTTCGCTGCAGCGGTGGCGCAGTTCCGCGACCAAGCCTTGGCTGCCGGCGATGCGATCTACCAGCGGATCATGTTGGACCTGTCGGTCAAGGTGATCGAGAAATCTCCAGTCGGTGACCCGGAGCGGTGGGCCGCGAACGTCGCTTACCGCCAGAGGGCGAGCGCCGCGGCGGACCGCTACGACGAGAACGTCGCGATTCGCAATACCCTGATCAACCTGAATCCGAGCAACTTCACCAGGAACGGGAAGCTACGTCGAGGCGTGAAGCACGCGAAGCCGCTGACCAAGGCGGAGCGTGACCAGAACTTCGACGTCAACGGGATGGTGGCCGGGCGCGGGTATGTTGGCGGGCGCTTTCGGGCCAACTGGCAGTTCAGCATTGGCACGGCCGCACCGGGGGAGATTGATGACGTCGACCCGACTGGCAGCAAGGCAATTTCTGCAGTGACCGCTGGGGTCCAGCCGCTGAAGCTCGGTGATACCGCCTACCTGGTGAACAACCTGCCGTATGCGGTACCGCTGGAGTACGGGCACTCCAGCCAGGCGCCGGCTGGCATGGTCCGGGTGACCATCGCCGAATTCCAGCAGATTGTGGAGGCCGCCGTCAGGGCGAACCAGGTATGAGTCACGAGATCATTCAGCAACTATTCGAGGCTCGCCTGGACGTCTGGGCGAAGGCCAAGGGAATCCCGGTAGCGTACCCGAATGTGACGTTCGAACCGACTCCGGGTGCCATCTATCTACGCTGCTTCACGCTGCCCGCTGGCACTACCAGTAGCGACTTGGGCGGCTACCACCGGGGCTTCACAGGTGTGTTCCAGATCAGCATCGTGGTCCCAGGCGGGCAGGGCACCGGCGTTGCCGCAGACATCATCGCCGAGTTAGGTCAGCAGTTCCCTCTCTACAGCGAGTTGTCTCGCCCCGGTTTCTCTGTGCAGGTGGTGAGCCCACCAGCGCCGGGACCCTGGATATCGGGGGAGATCGCCGATACCAAGCCAGTCTCCATCGGCTATCGCGCCGACATCTTCTGAACGCCCGCATGGGCACACCAGCACCCGCCATGAGCGGGTTTTTTCATTTCCACACGAGGAAAACTCCATGTCCGCAAGCCTCCCCAACGGCGCGCTGCTGGCCATTGCTGCCACCTACGGCCCGGCTATTCCGATTGCCGCTGTCTCCAACGCCAAGCCAGCGGTTGCTACCGCAGATGCTCACGGCCTGCTGGTCGGTGACGTCGTGTCGCTGGTGTCCGGCTGGACTGGCCTGAACGGCCGAGCCGTCAAGGTCGCAGTTTCCACCGAGGACACCTTCTCCCTGGGCAATATCGATACCACCGATGTGATCCGCTACCCGGCCGGCGGCGGTATCGGCTCGGCGAAGAAGGTCCTCACCTGGCAGCAGATCCAGCAGGTGATGAACCCGACCACCTCCGGCGGCGAACAGCAGTTCGTCCAGTACCAGTACCTCGAGGACGATGACCAGCGCCAGTTGCCTACCTTCCGCAACGCGCAGTCGTTCTCGATGCCAATCGCCGACGACCCCAACTTGCCGCAGTGGGCGGTGATTGAGGCGGCGGACCAGAGTAAGGCGCTGCAGGTGATCCGCCTGACGCTGCGCAACGGATCGGAGGTCTTCTACAACGGCTACGTCTCGGTCAGCGACACCCCGACCCTGAACGTCAACGAAATCATGACCCGGACCCTGACCATCGCTCTCGATGGCCGCCCGGTTCGCTACAACCCGGCCCCCTAAGGAGCTGTCATGGCGAAGAAGTTCAGCATCGCGCAGGCACCCACCTTCGAATCCAGTGTGGAAATTCCCCGCCTCGGCGGGGAGTCCATCCAGGTGCCATTCACCTTCAAGTACCTGGATCGTGAAGCCCTGGCTGACCTCTACAGCAGTTGGGGAGAGCGGTTCGAGCGCCTGGTCGAGGAGACTCGCGAGCAGTCTCTGGAAGCGTTCACCAAGGCTCAGATCGACCTCCAGGTCGAGCAGGTACAAGCCGTTGTGGCCGGGTGGGGGTTCGACGAGGCGTTCACCGAGGACAACGTTCGGCTGCTGGTGTCGTCCCTAGTCAGCGTGCCCGAGTCCATCCTCGAGGCCTACCAGAGCGCCTACAGCAGAGGGCGCTTGGGAAACTGAAGCGCGCTGCACAGGAGCTCTATCGGCCTGTAGCCAGCACCCAGGAGCTGGCGCAGTTCGGATTGTCTCCAGATGACTTCGACGAAAGCGACGAGCAGATGGAGCTTTGGCCCTGCAACTGGACGGCATTCATCGTCTTCGAGGCGATGAGCACCCAGTGGCGGGCTGGCATGTGTGGCGCAACAGGCCTGGACTACACCGCATTGCCGGTGGTGATGCAGATGTGCGGCGTAGCCGCTGGTGAGCAACCCGCGGTATTCGCGGATATCCGGGTGATGGAAGACGCTGCGCTGAAGGCCTTCCGCGAGCAGAGGGAGTCGGGATGAGCAACTTCGCCGAACTGGGCATCAAGGTCGATTCGAGCCCGGCCGTAAAGGCGGCCGAGGACCTCGACAAGCTGGTCGACTCCGCCGATCAGGCCGAACAGGCAATCGACAACCTGTCCGACGCCAGCAAGGGCCTCGAGCAGGCCACCAAGGGAGTGTCGCGCGCGGAGGAGGACGCTGCCCGCAGTGTCGACAAGGCGGCCGGTGCGCGTGAACGCCAGGCTGCTGCCAGCCGGAAGGTATACGACAGTGCCGCTGGCGAGATATCCATCATCAGCCAGTTGGAACGGGCGCTCTCCGGCAACGTCGCCAACATCGACGATCTGATTCGCGCCGAGAGCTTGCTCGAGCGGGCGCGCAAGGCCGGCCTGACCACGCTGCAGGACGAAGCGCAGTATCAGGATCGCCTGGGTGCGGCCTATGACCGGTTGCAGAAGGCGGAAACCAAGGAGGCCGCCGAGAAGCAGCGCCTGGTCGCGGCGCAGAACCGTCAGATCGAAGCGATGCAACGCACGGTCAACAGCATCGATCCGGTGACCGCCGCGTTGGCCAGGCTTGAGAAGCAGGAAGCCGCGTTGCGTGGGCTGCGCGCCGCCGGCGGGCTGGATGACGCCGGATTGGCCGCAGGCCTGGAGAAGATCGCGGCGAAGCGGCGGGACATCGAAGGGACCGGCGGCGCGATCAACAAGCTCGGGCTGACCAGCAAGGAAGCGCGCGAGAACGTGCTGCAGTTGGGTAACGCCCTCTCCACCGGTAACTGGCGGGTCGCCGCCCACAACATCGCCGAGATCGGTGTGAACGCCGGCGGCGCCGCTCGCGGTGTTATCGGCGTCCTGGCCCCGATTGGGCTGCTGGCAGCGGCGATCGGTGGTGTGACTGCGGCGGCGTACCTGGGAAGCAAGGAACAGGGCGAATACAACAAGGCGCTGATCATGACCGGCAACTACGCTGGTACCAGTGCCTCTGGACTGGGCGAAATGGCGCGCCAAGTCAGCAATACGGTTGGCACGACCGGAGCTGCTGCCGAAGTGCTGGCCACCCTGGCGGGCAAGGGAGACTTGGCCAGCGAAAGCTTCGTTGCCATCACTCAGGCCGCGCTGTCGATGGAAGAGGCGACTGGCCGCGCGGTGGGGGATACCGTCGCCGAGTTCGTGAGGCTGGGAGAGGACCCTGTGAAGGCCTCGAAGGCCCTGAACGAGCAGTACAACTACCTCACCGCATCCGTCTACTCGCAGATCAAGGCGCTGGAGGAGCAGGGGGATCACGCCGGCGCGGTGAAGCTGGCGACCGAGGCCTACGCTGACGCAATCAACCAGCGGACCCCGAAGATTCTGGAGAACCTGGGTTGGATTGAGCGTGCTTGGGATGGAGTCGCACGTGCTGCGAAGCGCGCGTGGGATGATGCCAAGAGCATTGGTCGCCAGGACATCGACTCCCAGATTGCCGACGTGGAGCGGCGCCTTGCCCAGCTCGATCAAGGTGGTTTCGGCCTGGGCGGCAACCGCGACGAGAGCCGGAACCGCCTGCGCGAAGAGCTCGACATGCTCCGCGAGCGGAAGAAGGCGATGGAGGACGATGCCAGAACCGCCGGCGAGCGCGCTCGGGCTGAACAGGCCGCCCAGAATGCTATTGACCGGATCGACGCTCGTTCCAGGGCGGCGCTGACCAACCAGCAGAAGCGCGCCAAGGAGTTGGAGCAGTACAAGAAGGATCTACAGGCGATCCGCGAGGTGAACCCGAACGATGACCGCCTGCAGCAGGCGACCATCGATCGCGAGATCGCCAACATCAACGCCAAGTACAAGGACCAGAAGGGCTCCGCCGGTTCGGTGGACCTACGCGCGGCCAACGCCGCGAAGAACAGCTTGGCCGAGATCACCGCGACCTACCGTAACGCGCAAAAGGAATTGGAGGCATCCCAACGCGCAGGCGTGATCAGCGCGGAAAGCTACGCGCAGCAGCGGATCTCGATCATCCAGCAGGAGCGGGATGAGGTCACCCATGCCTACGAGCGTGAAATCGCAGCGCTGGAGGCTGCCAGGGCGAAGCAAGGAACCTCGGCAGCCCAGCGAATCCAACTCGACCAGAAGATCGCCGACGCCAGGACGGCGCTGGTCAAGGCGCAGCAGGACGCCGATTCACAGCTTAACCAGATCGAACTCAGCGAGCAGGGGAGGCTTCGGCGACAGGAGCAGTCGGTGCAGCGCTACACGCAGGCGCTGCAGGCGCAGGTCGATGCGTTGCGTCTGGAGGGCGAGCGCGCTGCTGCCGGTGTCAGCATGGGCGGACGAGAGCGGTCCCGCTTCGAGCAGTTGAACAGTCTCGACGACCGCTACAACCAGCAACTGATGGACCTGGAGAACCAGCGCTCCGATCCCAGTCGGCAAATGTCGGACGAGGAGTACGAGAAACGTCTGGCTGCGCTCAGAAAGGCGCATCAGGACCTGCGAGACACCGTGGTCAGCAACTACGACCAGATGACCGCTGCCCAGTCAGACTGGAGCAACGGAGCGAGCGGAGCCTGGAACGACTATCTCGAAAGCGCCAGGAATGTTGCTGGGCAGACGCATGATCTGTTCACCACCGCGTTCCGCGCCATGGAGGATGCAGTCGCTACCTTCGCCACGACCGGCAAGTTGTCGTTCTCAGACTTCGCCAAGAGCATCCTGGCCGACATGGCGCGGATTGCAACGCGCGCCGCTGCTTCGCAGGCCCTTTCGTCCCTCTTCGGCGGCTTCTTCGGCGGTGGAAACGCTGCCGCGCAGTCTGGTGTCGACAACCTTGTGAGCAACAGCGGGCTGTTCGCCAACGGTGGCGCGTTCGCCGGTGGCGTGCAGATGTTCGCCACTGGCGGAGCATTCACCAACAGCGTGGTCAGCACGCCAACCGCGTTCGGCATGAGCGGCGGCCGCCTGGGTGTGATGGGCGAAGCGGGGCCTGAGGCAGTGATGCCGCTGACCAGAACCTCATCCGGCGCCCTCGGTGTGCGCGCTATGGGCGGCGGCGGTTCGCAGATCAACGTCGAGGTGAACATTGCCTCGGATGGTTCGGCCAACGTCTCCAGCAGCCAGCCTGGCCTGGACCAGTTCGGTCGCGACATCGGGACGTTCGTCGAGCAGAAATACCGACAACTCCTGGCGCGTGATCTGCGGCGTGACGGTGCGATCGGCCGGGCCATCAACGGGTAGAGCACATGGCAATCGAAACCTTCACCTGGGCCACCGAGAGCGGTGGCGAGGGCGACATAACCTTCGCCACCAGGTCCGCGCAATTCGGTGACGGCTACAAGCAGTTGGTGAGCGAAGGTCTGAACAGCAAGTCCCAGAGCTGGCCGGTGTCCATCACCGGGCCGGTGGCGACCATCAAGGCCGCGATGGACTTCCTGGATCGCCACTCCGGAGCGCGTGCATTCCTCTGGACGCCGCCCCTGGGCGGTCTGGGCTTCTACACCTGTGCGGGGTATCGACCAGTCAACCTCGGCGGCCGGGTCTACCGGCTGACCACGACCTTTGAACAGGCATTCCATCCATGACGCTGATCACCGATATCCAGAAGCTGGAACCCGGCGGTGAGGTCGTGCTGTTCGAGCTTGACGGCAGCGACTTCGGCGCCGACGTGGTCCGGTTCCACGGTCACGCTATCCCGCACAGTCCGCAGGAGCTGACCGCCGCCGGCGCCAACGCCGACCAGTTGCCGGCGAAATCGATCTGGTGGCAGGGCCGCGAATACGCGGCCTGGCCGGTGCAGATAGAGGGCATCGAGGCGAACAGCGATGGTACTGCGGCGAGGCCGAGCTTCACCGCCGGCAACGTCAATGGCCGGATTACGGCGCTCTGCCTGGCGTTCGAGGACCTGCTCCAGTTCCGCCTCACCATCCGGACGACGCTGGCGAAATATCTGGACGCGGCGAACTTCCCAGGCGGCAATCCCGACGCTGATCCCTCCCAGGAGATCGTCGAAATCTGGTACTTGGACCAGAAAACCAGCGAGGACGGTCAGTACGTGGCTTGGGAACTGGCCTCGCCAGGCGACGTTGGCGGCGAGCAGGTCGGCCGGCAGATGACCACCCTGTGCCATTGGGCGATGACGGGCGGGTACCGCGGGCCCGACTGCGGCTACACCGGCCCGTACTTCGACATCGACGGCAACCCCACCGACGACCCAGCCCGTGACGAGTGTGATGGCTGCCTGGGCACCGGTTGCATCCCGCGCTTCGGTGAAGGCAACCAACTGCCCTTCGGCGGCTTCCCTGCCGTCTCGATCATCGCCAGGAGCTGACCATGCTCAAGCACATCCTGTCTGCCGTGCAGAAGCACGCCGCGGCAGAGTACCCGCGCGAGTGCTGCGGCCTGATCATCCGTTCTGGCCGGAGCCAGCGGTACGTTCCCTGCGAAAACACCGCTGCCGACGCCGGCGAGGAGTTCCGCATCGCACCCGAGGCGTACGCCGAGGCAGAGGACCAGGGCGAGATCGTCGCCGTGGTGCACAGCCACCCCGATGCCACCAGCCGACCGAGTGCCGCAGACGTTGCGATGTGCAACGCCTCGGGCCTGACTTGGCACATCCTGAGCTGGCCGGAGGGCGACTTGCGTACCATCGAGCCCGTCGACCAGGTGCCGCTGCTCGGGCGCGCCTTCGTGCATGGGGTGCAGGACTGCTGGCAGGTCTGCTCGGACTGGTACCAGAGGGCGTGGGGCATCGAGTTCCCGCACTTCGAGCGTGCCGATGGCTGGTGGGAGCGGGCAGACGGTCCGAGCCTCTACGAGCAGCGGTTCGAGGGGGCCGGCTTCATCCGGGTGGACCGGCCGCAGCGCGGCGACATGATCGTGATGGCGGTGGGACGCACCGCACACCCGAACCACGCCGGAATATACCTGGGGGACGACCCGTCAGTACCTGGCGAGGATGTGCAGCACTTCGGCGCCGGGCCTTTCCTGTTGCACCACCTGTATGGGAAGCCCTCAGAGATCATCGTGTTCGGCGGGCCGTGGCTCGATCGGATGCGACTGGTGCTGCGGCACCGGGTGCGCCCCTTGACTACCTGAGGTCAACAGTCTGCTGGGTTCTGGCGCCGGAGCGGTGATGGTAGAGTCCCATCAACAACTATGGAGGGGGTATGAAGGGGATATTCGTCATGACTTGCTTTGCTGTCGCCCTTGTAGGCTGCAGTGAGGAACGTGAAGTTCGGAATGCGGTCTCCGAACAGTTGAAGGATCCGCAATCAGCCAGATTTCAGAATGAGCGTGAGGTCCGGAAGGGTCTATATTGCGGCGAAGTAAACGCCAAGAACTCTTTCGGAGGATATACCGGCTTTCAGCCCTTTATTGTGGTCGATCGCGAAGAGCGCGGCCTTGATGCTATGGTTGGAGATATTGATAGTTGGGTAGTTGAAGGTGCATGTCAGCCAGGTGAGCTACCCAAAGGCGTTATTGCGTTTATGCCCATAAAGCCCGATGGCCCAGACCCTAGTACATCTACCCCATACTGGGTTGCCAGAGTTTCAGTCGCAGGTAGGTCGGAATGGTTGCTGAGTAATCTGGAGAAATTTCATTACCCGGTATTCACCGAGAAAAGTGGTGATGGAGTCTTGAGGATTTTCGTTGGGCCATGGAAGAAAAGAGAAAGTGCTGAAGCTCAGCTTGCTATGCTTAGGGTAGAAATGGGTGTCGATGGTTTTGTCATGATGTACAAGAACTAGCTCTTGAACCGTATTGAACGTCTGCAGACCGCCTCCGGGCGGTTTTTTATTACCTGGAGAGACGCATGACCACCGCAGCGCACCACACTCCGATGACCACCATCAAACTCTACGGCGCGCTCCGGCAGTTCGGCCGGGAGTACCGTGTGCTCGTCGGGTCGACTGCTGAAGCGATCAAGGCCTTGTGCGTGCAAATTCCAGGCCTCGAGCGCTTCCTCGCCAATGCCCACCTGCGAGGCATGGCATTCGCTGTATTCCGTGGGAAACGGAACATTTCCGAAGATGATCTGCAGTTCGGGGGCGCCGAGGAAATTCGCATTGCTCCGGTCATGCGTGGCCGGAAGCGTGGCGGGTTGGTGCAGACGATAGTCGGGGCTGTGCTGATCGCTGCTTCCTACGCTTTTCCCGTCATAGCCCCGTATGCGCTGCCAGCAGGGATAGGGATGGTTGCCGGCGGCGTCATCCAAATGCTCAGCCCCCAAGCCCAGGGCCTGAAGCAGAGCGCGGCGCCGGAGAACCTGCCCAGCTACGCCTTCGGCAGCGCCAGAAATACCACCGCTAGCGGGAACCCGGTGCCGATCTGCTATGGGAAGCGCCGCTGGGGCGGGGCGATTATCTCGGCTTCGATCTACGCCGAGGACAAGGCATGACGAGAAGCTCAACGGGACGCAAGCGAACCCGGGTGTCCTTGATATCAGACTAGTGTAAATGGCTGCCGTTTGGCTATTATCGGATCACAGCCTCTCGGAGGGGGGAGGCTCTGTTGGTGCGCGTCAGCATTGGTCTTGCGCCCTTTATATATCCAGAGCGAATAGGGACGTCTCGTGGCACAAAATATTGCGATTCGGTCAGAAGAAGAAGCATTCGAAGCAATAGAGAGATTGTTGACTGGTGTAAGTTTTAAGGGGCGGATTAAACTTGAAGGTTGGCCGAAGTTAAAGGTCAGATTGGTTGGGGAGAAGTTTGAGTCAAGCATAACCCCAAGCGTGATGCGATCTTTTATAGAGCTTCAAAATTTAGTTTACCGCTCCTATGCTATCGCTCGATATGAAACCGATGACACTAGGCGCCTGTCCAAGGAAGAACGGGATGAGCTAGAAATACAAGTAAAGGTTGAAGAAGGGTCTTCTATCTTTGAGATAGACTTTCAGGATGTTCTTATCAAATTCGCTGAGAAAGCGGGTGAATCTATGACTCCAGAGCTTATGGCTGTTACTGTGCTTGGGCTTGGGGTGCTGTGGGCTGGTAAGACAGCATATGGTAGTTACCTTAACTATCGGAAGGAAGTTAGGCTTGCCGAAGTTAAGAGTGAAGAGCAGCGAGATATGCTCTCAACTATGCAGGCTTTGTCTCGCGAAGAGACACAGAGGGCGCAGGTATTAAATAGGCTGCTCATTTCCCAGCCATCCCTGGCAGCAGTTGAGCAGCAGGCATATGATGCAAGAACTGAGATGCTGAAAGGGTTCGCTACAGCAGATGAAGCAACTGTCAGTGGATTTGAAGTTAGTCAGGATGTTGCAAAGGAATTAGTGACGAACGCGCGTAGAAGGGCCGTGGAAAAGCGCCTGGATGGATACTATCGAGTAATCAGGGTGGACTCTTCTGATCCAGACTCCTTTAGAGTAAAGGTTCGTAGAAGGAAGTCGGGGGTAGAGTTTGAAGCGTATGTTGAGAATGATACTCTTGATGGTGAAATGAAAGAGACTCTTCAGTATGCAGAGTGGGAGCGTACAACGGTGTTTCTGAATATCAACGCCAAGGTGTTGGATGGTGATATTAGGCAGGCTGTTATTTTGGGGGTTACAAGAGCTGAGCCTCCTAGCTGAAATTTGCAGTTAAACATAGGCCCGCTTCGGCGGGCTTTTTGATGCCCGGAGGAAAGCATGGGCGCAGTTCACCAGCACCTGGCCGGCCGCAAGGGCGGCAGTAGCAAGCCGAAACAGCCGGTCGAGGCACCCGACAGCCTGCGCTCGGTCGCGATGGCCAAGATTCTGCTCGCCGTGGGCGAGGGCGAGTTCGCCGGCGTTCCGAGCGAGCGCGATATCTACCTCGACAACACCCCGCTGATGGACCCGAGCGGTAACCTGAACTTCCCGAACGTTAAGTGGGAGTGGCGCGCGGGAGCGGTGGACCAGGACTACATCCCGGGCATCCCTGCCGTTGAGAACGAAACCAGTGTCAACGTCGAGTTGCGCAGCGATACGCCTTGGGTGCGCTCGCTGAGCAATACCCAGCTTTCCGCAGTGCGTCTGCGCTTCGCCTGGCCGGCGCTCCAGCAGCAGGACACCAACGGCAACATCGGCGGGTACCGGATCGAATACGCCGTAGATCTGGCCACCGACGGCGGCGCCTATCAGGAGGTACTGCGCGAGGCCGTCGATGGCAAGACCACCACCCGCTACGAGCGATCCCGCCGAATCGACCTGCCGGCGGCCACCAGTGGCTGGCAGTTGCGCGTGCGGCGCCTGACTCCGAACCAGAACAACAACCGTATCGCCGACACCATGCTGATCGCCGGCTACACCGAGGTGATCGACGCGAAGCTGCGCTACCCGAACACGGCCCTGCTGTATGTCGAGTTCAGCGCAGAGCAGTTCAGCAACATTCCGGCTGTCACAGTCGACTGCCGCGGGCGGAAGGTCCAGGTGCCGAGCAATTACGATCCGGAGACCCGGGCCTACCTCGGCATCTGGGACGGCACGATGAAGCAGGCCTGGACTGACAACCCGGTCTGGCACACCTACGACATCGTGACCAACGATCGTTTCGGTGTGGGTAAACGCATCAAGGCCTGGATGGTCGATCGCTGGGAGATGTACCGGATTTCCCAGTACTGCGACCAGTTGGTGCCGGATGGGAAGGGTGGCCAGGAGCCGCGACACACCTGCAACCTGAACCTGCAAAGCCGCGCCGGGGCCTGGGAGCTGCTGCGCGACCTCACCGCTATCTACCGCGGCATGGCGTACTGGGCCCAGGGCCAACTGAAGATCCAGGCGGATATTCCGCGCGCCACCGACGTCGATTTCGCCTACACCCGGGCCAATGTCATCGACGGCCGCTTCAGCTACGGCTCGGCCAGTGAGCGTACTCGCTACAGCCGTGCCTTGGTCAGCTACGACAATCCGGCGAACAACTACGACACCGACGTGGCTGTGGCCACCGATAAGCGCCTGCAGCGGCGTTACGGCGATAACCCGGTCGAGGTGGCAGCCATTGGCTGCACCCGCGAGAGTGAGGCCCAGCGGCGCGGAAAATGGGCGATCCTGACCAACAGCCAGGATCGCACGGTAACGTTCCGCACCGGTATGGACGGGGCGATTCCGCTGCCGGGATGGGTGATTCCGGTGGCTGACGCGCTGTTGGCTGGACGGGAGATCGGCGGGAGGATCTCGGCGGTTGCTGGCCGAGTGATCACCTTGGATCGCGATACTCAGGCGAAGGCTGGCGACCGGCTGCTCCTGAACTTGCCCAGCGGTAAGGCTGAGGCGCGAACCGTGCAGTCGGTAGCCGGGCGCGCGGTGACCGTGACGACAGCCTACAGCGAGACTCCGCTACCGGAATTGGTCTGGACCCTCGATGCCGACGACCTGGCGGTGCCGCTCTACCGTGTGATGAAAGTCAGCCAGCCGGAGCGCGGAGTCTTCGAGATCACTGCGCTGCAGTATGAGCCCGGGAAGTTCTCAGCGATCGACACTGGCGCCAAGTTGGAGAGCCGGCCGATCAGCGTTATCCCGATCACCACCGTGGCGCCGCCGGCGAGCGTCACGCTGACCTCGCACTACCAGTTCGATCAGGGGTTGGCGGTCAGCACGATGACCATCGCCTGGCCACCCGTGGAAGGGGCTGTCGCTTACGACGTGCAGTGGAAGAAGGACAGCGGCAACTGGATCCGCCTGCCGCGTGCCGGCACCACCAGCGTCGATGTGACCGGCATCTACGCAGGTGGCTATCTGGCGCGAGTGCGTGCGGTGTCGGCGTTCGACATCACGTCGGTCTGGAAGAGCTCGATCCTGACCCAACTCAGCGGCAAGACCGGCGCGCCGCCGGCGCTGGCGTTCCTGCGTACCACCAGCGGACCGTGGAAGATCGGCCTGGAGTGGGGATTCCCGGCCAGTGGCGCGGCGGACACCGCCTACACCGAGATCCAGCAGTCGGTCACCCCGGGCGGCAGCGAACAGAACGCAACTGCCCTGGGCTTGTTCGCATACCCGACCGACACCCACACGCTGACCTCGCTGGCGGCCGGCGCTCGCCTGGCCTTCCGCGGGCGGCTGATCGACCGGACCGGTAACGTCGGCCCATGGTCGGCCTGGGTCGACGGCATCAGCTCGACGGATGCGAGCGAGTACAACGAACTGATCACCAAGGAGTACGTCGAGTCCGCGCTGGGCGAGCAGTTCTTCGCCGACATCGATCAGATGCAGATCGATATCAGTGGCCTGCAGGACCAGATCGACAATCTGACCGATGTGCTGGCCTACGACCCGACGAAGGCCTACGCGAAGAGCGATATCGTGCGGGTCGGCAACCGGCTGTATCAGGCGAAGCAGGCGGTGCCGCTCAACGCCTCGCCGCCGAACGCGACCTACTGGGCTGACATCGGGCAGTCGATCGAGACGGCCAACGGCCTGGCCCAGCAGGTGTCCACCAACACCGCGGATATCACCGAGCTCGACGGTAAGGTCGAAGCGGCGGCTTCGAGCCTGGATGTTCTGCAGGCTGCCGCCCGCCGGGAGCCGGCGACCGGAGAGAAGGCCGATGCGCTGAAGGGCTGGGACACCATTGCTCGAGCCGCCACCGAAGTCACCGTGCGGGCGAACGAGGATGAAGCGCAGGCGAAGCGGACGAGCTTGCTTGAAGCGCGTACCGGGACCGCGGAGGGCAGGATCGCCACCGTGGAGTCGGTCGTTGCGTCGAACAATGCCGTAACCGTCCAACGCCTGGATCAGCTCACCGGCCAGGTTGCGAGCAACGCTTCGGCGATCAGCACCGAACAGACCGTCCGTGCCAACGCGGACAGCGCCCTGGGGCAGCGGGTGGATACCGTCAGCGCGCGCACCGATACCAACGAGGCGAACATCCAGACCACCTCTCAAGCGGTTACCTCGCTGGATGGCAACGTCAAGGCGCTCTACAGCGTGAAGCTCCAGGCGCATGCCAACGGGCAGAAGTATGCGGCGGGATGGCAACTGGGCTTCGACAGCGGTACGAGCGTGACGACCATGGCGTTCCAGGCTGATCGGTTCCTCTGGTTCAACAGTTCCAGCGGGCAGACCGTGGCGCCGGTCTCGATCGTCGGCGGCCAGATGTTCATCAACAACGCGATGATCCAGGACGGTTCGATCACCAACGCGAAGATCGGCAACGTGATTCAGTCGACCGCACTCGGTGCCAACGGCGAGCCGCTGTGGAAGCTGGATAAGGGCGGCGCGTTCACAATGAACAGCGCCACGTCTGGCGGCTTCATGAGGCAGACAGCGGAGGCCACCAAGGTCTACGACGCGAATCTTGTGCTGCGGGTACAGATCGGGAATCTAGACGTATGAGCTACGGAATCCGCCTGAGAAATGCGGCCGGCTCCATCCTGATGGAGCTCACCGGCCAATCAGCGCGCACGGTTTACCGGACGTCGCTCGGCGCCATCACCAATGGGATGACGGTGACGGTGCCGGGTTTCGATCCTGCGCGCGGTGTTGTGTTCATCATCGCGAGCGGAAACGAATTCGGTGAAGTGCCCCGATACACAATTTCCGGAAGCGTGGTGACGTTCCACTGGAACGGTTCATCCGGAACAACTTATGTACTGCATGCGGTGATGTTCTCATGAGCTACGGAGTATTAATTCGCGGGGATGCTGGGCAAACAATAATCGACGATAGTAATCCGTGCATTCATTTCGCTGCGTCGGGAACTTATGGACATACGACCGGCAGAGAAACTGTTATTCAATATGCCTCTCCAATACAGTCCCCGTATGAGCCGTATGTCTTCGTGCGCCCAAATGGTCCGCATCAAATCTATTTGTTCAGACATATCGGCGCCCCGGGGAACTGGACTGGATTTGCATTCTGGCAGACGATCTATCGGGACGTGGCCCCTCCAATCTACGGCGGAAAGTGGAAAGCTGGCGCGGTCATGTTGCCGAAAACCGGTGGGTGGGGAATGCAGGTTTTCGACTCCCAGTCGCGTGTGATGTTCGACAGTAACCGGGACATCGTTCGCTATGTCGGTGGCGCACAGGTTTGGAATAAGTATTCGTACAACCCGAACTGGCCAGGCGGGATGGCACTACAAACGTGGTATCTGCCGTTCACATATGGAGTTGAGGCCTACTTCCAAGTCAGCCATTTCAATGTCAAAGCATTCATAACGTTAGAAGCACCGCGCATAGGTTTTCTTGAGAACTCAATGAGCTTGATATTTGTTTCATCAGTTGTAGAGTTTGAAACTAACCATCAGTTCAATTGGCCGCTTATTGTAGTGGCGTAAATATATCTGGAGGACTATATGGCTTGGTATTCCACAGGCACGGTTGCTGTCACGCTGAACTCGCCGACAGTCACCGGCACTGGGACCGCATTCTCCGCCAACGTCCGGGTCGGCGATGCTTTTCGCGGCCCCGATGGTCGTTGGTACGAGGTCACAAACGTCGCCAGTTCGACGGTCATTTCGATCAAGCCCAACTACCAGGGCAGCACGGCCAGCGGCCAGGCCTATGCGGTGGCGCCGATCCTGGGCTACGACAAGGACCTGTCGGATCGATTCAACCTGATCGCCAGCCAGTGGGGGGCAACCCTGGCGGGGATCAAGCCCTGGGCGCTCTCTGCAAATGCGGCGGCAGCGCGGGGGGATCTCGGCCTCGGCAGTGCGGCTGTCCGCGAAGCGCTTGGTAGTTCGGGCGCGCTGTATTCGCGAGACAGTATTCTCGGCGCTGTTTCGCAGTCGAGCGGAGCGCCTACCGGGGCAGTAATCCAACGCGGCAGCAACGCGAATGGTGAGTTCGTAAGGTTCGCTGATGGAACGCAAATATGCATAGTCACGTTGTTGGGTGATGGTAGTCAGCAGCCAAATACGTCTATATCACTGCCCCTGCCTGCTGCATTTCTGGGTAATTGGAGCACCGGTGTCAGCGTGAGTTGGGCGTCGCATGTGAGCAACCCTTCTGTGGCAAACGGGCTGAAAGTTGCCTATGCAAACGGCTCGACATTGTTCTTCATCCTTCAGGACGCACTGGCCACCAATCGTTTGATTTTCACTTTGGTAGGGAGATGGTTCTGATGATCATCAAGTTGTCACCGTACGCACCACTGCCAGGCAGCGACGAGCACCTGTCGCTGGTCAGGATTGGCGATGTGCTCACTGTGAACGGCCAGTCGTTCGACTTCACACCGCTACCGGAGGGTGGTGAACTGCCGGCTGAGGCGATTGGATCAGAGTGGTTCGCTGGTCCCGCAGTGCGACGTGCCGACCGGCTGGAACTGAGCCTGCGGTTCCCGCTGTCTGGTGATGCCAGTGCCGCCGCTCGTTTCCCTGAGCCGTTGCTGATCGAGGCCGATGGCCCGGTGGAGTTACCGCGATGATCGATTGGAGCAAGGTCAAGACCGCCGAACAGCAGGCGCAAGAGCGCAGGCAGGCTGAGTACGATGCCGCAGCCGCGGCGCGGGCAAATGCCTACCGCCTGGAAAGTGACCCGCTCAAGACCGAGGCTGAATTCGATGCGATCAAGGCAGGCACCGAGCCGGACTACCGCGCCTGGGTCGCGAAGGTCGAGGAGATCAAGGCCAGGTATCCTCTGCCGGATCAGCTACCAGCCTGACAACACCTATCGACGAACGAAAGCCCGCCCTGCGCGGGCTTCGTCGTTTCTGGAGCTCACATGCCCATCACTGAGCAGCAGTTGCTGCAGATCCTCCCGAACGCCGGCCCTCGAGCCGGCGTTTTTGTGCCCGCACTGAACGTAGCCATGGAGCGCTTCGGCATTACCGCGCCGGCGCGGCGTGCCGCGTTTCTCGCCCAGGTCGGCCATGAAAGCGGCCAATTGACCCGGCTGGTGGAGAACCTCAACTACAGCGCCCGTGGCTTGGCGGCGACCTGGCCGAGCCGCTATCTCGGCGCCGACGGGCAGCCCAACGCTCTGGCGCAGCGCCTGGCGCGCAACCCCAGGGCCATCGCCAACAACGCCTACGCCTCGCGCAACGGCAATGGGGACGAGGCGTCGGGCGACGGCTGGCGTTTCCGCGGGCGTGGGCTGCTGCAGATCACCGGCCGGGCGAACTACCGCGCCGCCGGCGCCGGGCTGGGCCAGCCGCTGGAGCAGGAGCCCGAGCTTCTCGAGCAACCGGAGTGGGCGGCGATCTCGGCGGCCTGGTGGTGGTCGACGCACGGCCTCAACGAGTTGGCCGACCGCGGCGAGTTCGCCGCCATCACCCGTCGGATCAACGGTGGACTCAACGGCCATGCGGAGCGCCTGGCGTTGTGGGCGCGCGCAAAGGCGGTGCTGGCATGACCTGGCTCCTCAGCTACTGGAAGCCCCTGGCCCTGGTGCTGGCCGCGCTGCTGATGGTCGTCGCCGGCGCCGGCCTGGGCGCCTGGCTGACCGCCGGGCACTACCGGCCTCAGCTCGACCAGGCCGCCCAGGGCCTGACGGCCTGTCGCGCGGCCCGTGGCAACCTGGAGTCCCTGGTAGGCCAGCAGAACGCGGCCATCGCCGGCCTGGCTGATCAGGCCGAGCAGCGCCAGGCGAAGGCCGCCCAGGCGGTTGTCGATGCTCAGCAGCAGGCAGGCCAGCGCTTCGCCGCCGCGCAGCGCCTGCAGCAGGAGCGCGCCGAGGGTGATCAGTGCGCAGCGGCAGAGGCGGTCATCGACAAGGAACTGGGGCTATGAAGCTGCAGGCGTGGCGAAAGGTGCAGGTGGTGCAGGTGCTGGGGTTGGGGTTGGTGTTCGCGCTGGCGGGATGCGCCGCCCGGCAGGAAGCCGAGCCGCGCACGGTGCGCGTAGAAGTGCCGGTGGCGGTCCCGTGCCGGGTGCCGGCGGTAGAGGTGCCAGTCTGGGCCACGGCGGGGCTGCGGAAAGGCGACGATATCCAGACCAAGGTCCGTGCGTTGCTCGCCGAACGCTTGCAGCGGATCGGTTACGAGGCGCAACTGCTGGCGGCCAACAGGGCCTGTCAGGATTAGGAGTAGACTACGTCCTTTTCCTATGAGGGCAGGGCATGCTTGTCATTCGATTCAAGGGCTGGTCGGTGAAACTCGACCACCAGGTGGGCAGCGCTGGGAAGTTCGGCATCTGGTCGTTCCACGGCTCGGAGAGCAGCTACGTGCCGGACATGGAGACGATTCTCCGGCATGCTGCTATTCGGCCTGCGGAGCCGAAAGAAGGCGGGGAGGTCGAGGTTTTCATCTGCGACGCGCGCATGCCGCAGGATGAGTGGCGTGCCATAGGGACGGGCGTTGCGGCCTACGAGGCAGAGCGTTGAGGTGGGGCTGGCTTGGTGGTGACACCTATGCAGATCAACAGTAGTAGAGCATCCCTGCAGCACGGGACTGGCTTCGAGCTCCTCCGAACTCAAGTTGAGGGGAAAGAAGTTTTGGTGCACGTAGCGTGCTCGTTTAGCGGGATATCCGTGGCTCCGCGCGATTGCCTACCGGACGCGGTTCTGTGCATTTCGAGAGTCGACGACGTGAAGGCCCTCTTGCTGAAAGAGCTTGTAGCAGCGGAACCCGGCTGTTCTCTGCTGGTGGCATGTGGTGATAGCCATATCCAACAGGAGGTTCTGTCGGTTTTGGGGGCGGTTCCGAGAGATGGGTACTTCACCGCATAGCCGCCTGACTCTGCTCATAGTTGGCGAACTACCAGATGCGGGCCTTGATTTCGAACGTTCCCAACTGCTGGGTCGACCGCGTGCCAAGTGAACTCTTCGCTTGGCTGGCCCTGCAGCAACACGATCTGCTCCGCGCGCTCCGCGCGCTCCGCCGGCGTAGCCGGATCCAGCCACTCGCGTGCCAGGTCGGGCGACAGCACAACAGGACGCCGATCGTGGATGTCGACCATGCCGCCGGCGCTATCGGCGGTGATGATGACGAACCCATGCTGTTCTCCCGTCCCGGTGTTGGATATGGAACGGCTGTTTCCGCGGCCCGCCCTCGGCCACCCACTCGAACCAGCCTGAAACGGGGCAAAGCGCGCGATGGCGCCAAGCTGCGCTGAAGAAGCGTCCATGCGCCACTTTCTCGACCCGAGCGTTGATCGGCGCCGCGCGGTCCCTAGCCCAGAAGGGCCGCCAGCCCCATCGAATCGGCTGAGCTACGAGCGCATCGCCTTCGAGCCGTAGCGTCGTCACGGCCGTCGATGGCGCAACGTTGTAGCGCTCTGACTGTTCGCCGACGAGGTTGACCAGGACGTTGGGCATCGACAGCGCGTCGACGAACTCGTGCAGGCCGGTGTACTGGCTGAGCCTTCCGCACATTTCGCATCCTCAGAGGCTGATCGAAGCTTTCAGTACTAGATAGATGCACATCGCTATCGCTGCTGTTAGAAGCAGACCGACGGCCAGAATACTGAGTTTCATGGTTACCTCGTGAAAGCTGCACCTGAGATGCTGAATTCATCGAGGGGACACAGCAGGACGAAGAGGGGGAGGCTCCAGGAAGGCCTGGAACCTCCGTGACCATAGGAGGAAGTCACCTAGGTAAGGCTAGCCATGTTTCGCGTTTGGGCAAGCGAAGCGGCGCGGTATGGGCTATCGCGGGAGAGGGGTTATGGTGGCCAGCGCCACGGCCTGAAGTCATCAGGGATCTGCTCGACAAGCAGCAGCGTGCCGCCGGCGTCGAGTTCGATCAGCAGGCCGCGCACGACGCCGGCGCGCTCAAGCGCCTGTCCCAGGCGCAGATAGGTCATTCCATCCAGCGGATCCAGGCTGATGCAGCCCAGGCGCTGTCGCTCGGGTGCAGGTCCGTGGTAGATGCCCTCGTCGTCCACGCTCCCGACAACGACGCCGGCGTCGAGCACGTCGTAGCAGCAGTCGGCGCAGTAGTGCGTCTCGCGCGTGATGCCGTGCTCGATCGCCCATGAGTACATGCCAAGTGCATCCGTGACCATGTCGTGGCGGTCCTGCAGGCCCACGACGCCGCACTGGTAGAGCTCGTTGGCCTCGGCGACCAGGTACAGGTACTGCTCATCCGCGGCGTACAGCCAAGCGGCATGCTGCCGCATCGCTGCAAGCCATTGTGTGACGCGCTGATGGTGGCAATGCCTAGGGTCGGAGTAGGGCAT